TTTTCTGAATGTTCATAATTGCTTTGTTTGAATTGACGGTGCAAATGTAGCACTCGCGCCACACTCTAACCCTTTATCTTTTGTGACATGCCCGGCTTTGTAATTTCGCAAGGTCGGGCTTTTTTCTTGTTTATTTTTCTTCTGTATTCATCATCACTTTTCAAAAAAGAAAATCACAATGCGAAGTTGTTTTTGTCGTTGTCAATATTATACGACGCAAGGAGTATAATATATATCTATATTCCTTTATCCTTTATGTTTATATAACATTCGTTATATCTATACGCGCGCGCGAGGAAAACCCCATAGGGGATATTATTTGTGTCGAGTTTTCTTCTTTTGAAAAACCCCTAAGGGGTTTCTAAAATAACCCCATAGGGGTTTTTATTCGCTGCAACATCTTAAATATCAACGAATAACGGCTTTTTATGTTTTTTCGCTTTTTGTCATAGTTCATTAGGGTTTAAGCATGTTCTTTACAATTCGTTTCAGTGGAGTTTTCTGTTTTAAATCGTTGATTACTTGGAAAATTATGTAGTTGTCGAGGGGGTTATTTACGGTTGATTTTCATGCAGTTAAAAAAACGGGTAAGGGGTTTTATAAATAACCCCATAGGGGTTTTTGTTTTGCGTTTTTAATAACCCCTTAGGGGTTTCTGAAATAACCCCATAGGGGTTTTTATTGAAGAGTATGAAATAAAAAACGACCCATCCTCACGGACAGGTCGAAGCCTAAAAAACTATGAGTAAACAAAATGAGTCGGTCTAAAAGTAGATGAAATAGAGAATGGCTTAATCGTCCTCGTCGTCGTCATCATCTTCTTTCTCGCCACAAAGGACGCGCAGCTTGTCTTCGATTGTGCGTACGCTGACGTGTGCGTTCATGTCAACGTCGATAGCCTTCATCTTTGGCGTGTGGAACTCCAGCAAGCGAAGCTCGGCGTTTACGCGATCGTCAGGCGCAAGCATCATCATGTCGCAATCGAAGTCTGACATTGTGCGCTTCTTACCGTCGTCGCCAACTATTTCCTTGGGTTCAAAGTATGCCAAGGAATGTGTCTTGATGAACCCTTTTATCGGGTTCTCCTTGTTTGGTGTGCCCTTTTTCCGGCCACCGGTCTTCATTCCCTTCATATTGATTATGTTTTGTGTTGCGCCGTTGGCGCAAAAGTTAAAAGTACTAGGCAAAGATACATTACTAATTTAGCGCACGAATTATAACTTTTGAAACATAAAAAGATATGGGACTAATTGGTAGTATAGCAGGAGGCGCACTCGGAGCAGCCGGCAGCATCTTTGGCGGCATCAGCGCAAGCAAAGCGATGAGACGAGTGAAGAAGAACCTCCAAGCACAGAAGGAGGCCAACCAGAACTGGTATGACCGTCGTTATAACGAGGATGCGACGCAGAGGGCGGACGCTCAGCGCATACTCACCCAGACAGAGGAGAGCATCAGAAACCGCAACCGACAGGCAGCAGGTGCCCAAGCTGTGATGGGTGGTACTGACGAGAGCACAGCAGCAGCCAAGGCCGCGAACGCACAAGCATTGGCCGATGCAACGTCGCAGATAACTGTCAATGCGGAGAACCGCAAAGACCAGATTGAGCAGACCTATCAGCAGCGCGACTCGCAGATCAACGAAGCGTTGAACAATTTGGAGATTAACAAGGCACAAGCCATCAGTCAAGCCGTGCAGGGCGTTGCCAAAGCAGGTGCAGGGATTGCTGGAGCCTTCTAAAAACATTCGACATGAGCAATTGGACAGAAGAACAGCAGGAACAGCAGGAACAGTACGAGCAGGGCAATGAGGGTGGATATACCCCACCTAAAGGTTCGCTTGACTGGGCCGAGCAGAACAGCGGAGGCAATGCGCTGGAGCCGTCGGAGTCGAAGGAACCACCAAAGACTGACGTGGCACCACCTGCCGATAAGCCAGCCGGTGTGTCGCCACACAACGACACGATGGGCTACGATCAGCAGATAGCAGCCTTACAGGAAGCCGCTAACCGCGTGAAGCCGGAAACTGAGGAGGAACGCAAGAAGAGAGAACGTAGGGAGAAGTCAGCGAAGATTGTTTCAGCTGTCAGCGACGGTCTGCAAGCGTTGAGCAACCTTTTCTTCACTACTCGCGGTGCTCCTAACATGTATGACCACAAGGAGGCAAGCCAGCTCACGCCATTGCAGGAGAAACTGGAGAAGCTGAAAGCTGAACGACAAGCCAACGCGGACAAATACCTCCAGTATTCACTCAAAATCGGTGACGCACAGAATGAACGTGCCAAGACCTTGCGAGAAATGGAAGCACAGCAGGAACGTGCTAAGTTAGCAAGAGAGAAGGCACAGCGTGAGCAAGAAGAGCACGGATGGCTTGCGGCATTGCAGCCCGACAAGCAGCGTGAGCAAGCTGGTAAGGCTACTAAAGCCGAACAGGAGGCTGTTACCGCCAAGGCAGAAGCGGACAATGCTCCTGATCTCTACAAGGCAAAGGTTGATACCGAAAAGGCACGAGGTGAGGCACAGAGAGCGTCGGCTGCATCAAGCCGGGCAGCGGCTACAGACCATTATGCTTCGGCAAGAGCGCACGACCGCTCCAACAACGACGAGTTCAGTGCATGGGACGAGAATGGACGTGAGCACAAGTTCAGAACGGCAGCAGCTGCGGAGGCATTTGCCAAACAACATGGTACGTTTGAGGAAACTGATGTTACCTCTACAAGCACGACTGACAGCGAGACCAACGGCAAGTCCACTACTACCTACAAGAAGAAAAGTGGCTATGCCAAGCGCGTAGTCCGCGATAATACGCCTCCAAGCAGAAGACGCGGAGGCAATAACGATAATACACCACCAAGCAGAAGAAGATAATGGCACAAGTAAACGATAATGACGACATTAAGTGGCTCTACGGCAAACTGAAAGCCAAGGGCTACAATATTGGCAGTGAAGCAGAGTTCAAGTCTTCGCTTGCCAACGGTGAAGACCGCAAGTGGTATTACGAGAAGGCCAAGGGCATGGGGCTTGACATGGGCAGCATGGACGACTTCGAGAGTATGTATGCACCAAAGGCGGCACAGGCACCCAAGAGGGAAACCCCATCTTCTGGACAGCGGAAGCCAGCCTCAGCCGTTTCGGCATCCCCGGAACAGCCAAAGCAGCAGAAGCCGAAGGGCACGCCTATGACGGAGCAGGACAAAATCCGCATGAGCTTGCAGATGGGCCAGATGAAGCAGCAGGTGCAGCAGGGCATTGCCAACACCAATGCCAAGATTGGCCGCATGATGGAGCCGTTGACACAGAAAGGACGCGAGCGACGCAGACTTGGAGAGTTCCAAGCGCGTATGGCTGGCACTCCTACTCATGTCGTCGGCTTCAACACCGCATCCCCGGCTTCAGCAAGTAGTGGCGCACGCGGCGGAAGTCAGCAGAAGCCGGTGCAGAGCGAGCAGTCGCCTCAGCCATACGGCGTGAAGTATGAGAACGGCAAGGCGAAAACCCAGTGGGTATTGCCCGACGGTACGCTCACCACATCACTTACGGAGGCTAACCAAGCCGAGTATGAGGCAAGGACGGCACGTCTCGCCCACCAATTCCAAAACCGTATGAAGGAGAACGGACTTGACCCTAACAAGCCCGAGGACGTTCGCAAACAGGCGCAGCTGGACTATGAGGCTCCTATGCGAAAGGCCATTGAAGACGAGTGGCAGCGTGCCGAAGCCGAGGACAGAGCGGCTGATGAGGCGTACCGCAAGGATATGGAACGTGCTGAAGGTGGCAGTTTCTGGGATTGGTTGAAGAAATCTATCACTCCTCTCGGTCCGGACGGCATGCCATTGCGACGAGGTGACGAGACTTTGCGCGACATCAAACGAGCCGCCAAGCGTCAGGACACGTTCAATTTGGAGAAGATGGCGCAGTCGGTGTTGCAGAATATGCCACAGGAGTATAAGGATAATCAGATGCTGAACTACAGCCGCTACTTCCGCGAGCATCCGTCGGAGCTGAAAGGCAGAACGGTGTCGCAAGCTGCAAAGGAAGCCCTACAAGGCGAGGTGTACCACGCTACTTATGAGCGTGCAGTGCAAGCACGAATGCCTAAGAGCAAGACGGAGTTCCTTCTTCGTAAGGTTGCAGACCAGCCGTTCTTCTCACAGACGATGGCCGACAACATGGCAGCACGTCTATTCTCCCATTCCATCGGAACAGAGGTCGCCGACATGGACGCGATGGGCAGATATGGCACAGATCATCGTGCGCTCGACATCACTGGTACCGTTTTGAATATGGCTATTGACCCGACTACCTATATTTCGGGTGGTGTTGGTAGCTTTGCAGGTAAACAAGCCTTGAAACTGAGTGGCAAGATGGCACTTAAAGGCGCAAGCAAGGAAGCTGCAGAGCGTTACGTCGGTCGTACACTTGCCGGACGTATGGTTGCAGGAGTGGCCGCAGGTTCTGCCAACTTCGGTACATTCGAGGGCTTAAAGAACATGCAGCAGCAGATGAGGCTGGGCGGAACATTGAACCCGGAAACTGGCGAGTATGAGTTTTCAGCTGGCGACATGTTGAAGGCAACAGGGCACGGCATGTTGCTCGGTTCGGTTACCGGTACCCTATCTCCAGTGTTGGGCAATGTGTCTGACAAGTTGGTGAAGGCCACCGAGAGCACGGCTGGCAAGGTGGGCATCCGTGCAGGAGAGCTTATGACCTCTACTGTTGCCGAGGGAACTATTTTTGCCACTCCCGAATGGATCGAGAACGCACAGTTAGCAGACGACGACCCAAGAAAGCGCAAGGCAATGGACATCTGGACGGACAACATGGCTATGATGTTGGGCTTCAAGGTAAGCCACGGCATCAAGTCGGCACCACAGGTTATTGCTGGTCTTCGTCCTATAGCTGAGCCTAAGACCATGGAGGAGCGCAACCACAACCGAAGAAGTTTTGCAGAGAGACTAAGTAAACGCATGGATGCGAGTCCGCGTGACCTCGACTTCACCAAGGAGGAACGTGAGGAACTCAGACGCAACGGATATGGTGACCTTGCATCGCTCTTCACTCGCACACCTAAGCAGCCGACAAAACCAAAAGCCAAGCCGACCATGACGGACGGCAAGACCATGACCTTTGACGTTGACTACCAACATGCAGAGGCCGAGCGTGTGAGCAAGCCGGAGTTTGACGGCTACGAAGCTATGGAACGCCTCATGCAGGACCCGAACGTCAGTCAGAGCGCAAGAGCGAAGGCATATTATATCCTCACTGGACGTATGTTGCCGATGGGCACCGTCACTGGTTATACAACCAATAAGGATACGAACGGCGTGACAGTGCAGGCTATGACCGCACAAGGTGAGGTTGTAACGAGCCGTCACTTCAAGACCGAGGAAGAGGCAAAGAAGGAGGAGGCCAACATCATGCGTCAGGCAGAGCTTAACAGTGTGGACGTTGGTGAACGCTACAAGGAAGCTGCCGCCAATGCCAAGGTTGTGCAAGCCGCTGTTGAGTCTGTTGCACCCGGTGCCGACTTTGCCACTGTCATGCGCAACTACAAGGCTGTGAAGGAGGGCGACAAGGATGCTATTGCGGCCTATGGCAAGATGGTTGAGGATATAGACCGCGCCATTGAAGCCAACAAGACAATGGCAGACGGTGAACGTCCGGAAGCCATCCGCGCATCAATCAAGGAGGAAACCGGCGTGGACGTTGACGCTACACTACGCAAGGAGCCGAAAAACCGCACCGAAGAGGAGCAAGCAGCTGTAGAAGACTATATCAAGCGTTTGTTCCCAGAACAGAAGAGCGAGGAGGCAGGAGCCAGCGCAGAGGCAGAGCAGCCTATGTCGGAGGCAGAGTCAGCCGCCGCAGCCGCATACGACCAAGCACGTCTGCTTTGGGATAAGGTGGAGAAAGGCGATACCGACGCTAAGGCCGAGGTAGATGCCATTACTTTGCGTATGCAGGAGGCTTACCAGATGTGTGAGGATGCCTTCGGTGCTGACGCTGAAATGCGCATTGCAGAAATAAACGAAGACCCTTGGCCGCTTGTCAACAATCCGGAACTAAGCGAAGACCAGCAGGACGCTGTACTCTACTATGTCAATGCCAAGGCAGCAATGGAGGGCGTTATGGACGCTTCCAATGAAGCCGCCGACGGCAAGCGCAAGGAGGTTGAAGCCAATGTGGAGCGACACACCCATAAGGATATGGGCGTTGTTCAGCCTGCAACCATGAAGGTTGACGACAAGCCGGTGTACGTTGTCAAGGGCAATGTCGTGATGCTCCCCGATGGTTCCGGCATTGACGTGCGCAATTCGGATCAGAGTATTGTTATCTGTGATGCAGAGACTGGCGAGTATAAGTTTGCCTGCCCGGACCAGCTGTTCTCTCTTGGTGAGGCTATCGACCCACAGACAGAACTCGATGAGGCATACGCAAACATTCAAGCCGAGCATGAAGCCGTGCTTGGTGTACAAGAAAACGGTGAAAACGTACCAAATTCGGCTGAAAACGTACCACAGCTTACCGATGAGCAGTTGCAGCAGTACACCCACAGTGCCTTCAATGAAGCCACACAGAATAACGGTATCACCATTCCGCAAGAGCAAGCCGAGCAGTTGCAGCAGCATAACCAACAGATGTTGGAGCAGGAACAGCAACGCAAGGAAGAGGAGGCAAACCGTCAGCCTACCGCATTGGAGCGTGTACCCATCAACGAGGAAACCGGTGAACCTATGTTTGAGAAGGCAGACCGCGAGACAGCCCTTGATGCTCTCAACGAGGTTACCGGAGGCAATGATGAAAATACTACTGCCATCGTGAGAGCGCAAGTAGAACAGGCGACTAAGGCACTTGAAGCGTTGAAGAAGAAGGAACCCACAAATAAAGCTCCTTCTCTGAAAGGTTCACCAATGGCAATGGTAAAGGCGCAGCAGGAAGCAGAGGCCAACTACAACACCGCCATGGAAGAGTTTAACGCCCAAGTAGCCGCAGCCGAAGATAACTTGAACGCATGGTCGCGCATCAACTCCCTTATGAATGACAGAAAGCGTGCTATCCGTGAGCAGCAGGAGGCAGAGCGCAAGGCTCGCGAGGAAAAGCTACACGCCGAAGCCGTTGCACGTCTGGAGGAAGACAAGCGCATTGCCGCTGAGAAAGCAGCCGAGCAAGAGGCCGTCGGCACTCATGCCGTGAACCCGAAGATAAAAGCAAAGTGGGACGGAGCCACCAAGGTTGAGGGCAATCCTAATGCTATCACCCTTGCAGATGGTTCTACAATCCGTGGTCACTACGTCCTCACTGAGGCAGGAGCAGCCACCGCCAGCCATGACGTGAACAATGCCTACGAGCCTTCTGAAGGTTTCCCGGTTGATGAGAATGGTGAGAGCGTGAATGACCGCGACTACAAGCGTGACAAAGACGCGCAGCGCATTGTAAGGGATATGGCAGACAGCTACGACAGCAGAGCTTTGCAGACACCAGTCATTGTCAGCAAGGACGGCGTTGTGCTTTCGGGCAACAACCGCACTATGTCGGGCGAGATTGCAGCAAAGAACGGCACAGACAAGGCGTATGTGGACCACTTGCGCGAGTTTGGAGCCATGTTCGGTTTCACTCCCGAGCAGATAGACGGCATGCAACATCCGCGTGTTGTCTTTGTTCCAGATGAGGAACTGCCATACGATGCAAGTACGTTTGCACGCTTCAACGCAGAACAGCAGAAGAAGCAGAGCAAACCTGAGCACGCCGTGAAACTTGGCAAGATTGTTCCTGACAATGTGTTCACAAGCATCACCAATGACATCAGCCGCTTTGACCGCATGTCGGACTACTATGCCGACGACAAATCAGTGGCTTCTGCCATCAGTCAGTTGTTGGATGCAGGAGTTATTAACGAAATGCAGTTGCCGGAGCTTCGCACTGGCAATGCTTTGTCGGCAGCAGGTAAGGAACTTATCGAGAACACACTTATAGGCAAGGTCTTCCAGACTTCGCCCGATGCCGTGCGTCAGATTATCAGCACACCGACACTTCGTCAGTCAGTTGTTATGGGCTTGAACGAGATTGCCAATAACCGCACACTTGCCAAGAGCGGCTATGACCTTAGCAAGGAATTGGCAGCAGCCGTTGATCTTGTGAGTCGTGCCAAGTCTGACTCGCCCGAAATCTATAAGGAAGGTATGCCGGTATCTCCTTACGGCAGACAGAAAGGGCTGTTTGACGACGAATACGGAGACAGTCGTGTAACCGATGGCGTTACGTTGCTCCTTGCCGACCTGCTGAACAGCGGAAAGCCGAGCGACTTGCGCAAGGTTCTCTCTACATACAATAATGAGGCTGCATCACCTGCTGCAGGTCAGATAGACATGTTTAGCGGTGACGTGAGCTCTAAGGAAGAAATTCTCAAAAATGTAAACGAATATTTCAGAAATGCTACACCAAAAGAACAACAAGCCCTCATCGACGCAGCCGTTGCAGAACGCAAACGGAGAGCAGAAGCCGCAGAGCCAGCTGGAGGAGACGAGGCAAGCGAACAAGCTACGGTTGTTGCTGGGAGCGATGCAGAGCCTCAACAGCCAGTCGTAGCCAGTGAAGAACCAGTTAAGGGTAACGAAGCCGATGCAGACGCATTGGCGAAGGAAGCCGAAGAAAAACTGAGCGAGCGCATCACCGACACAGAAGACGAGTGGACGGAACCAAGCGAATATGGAGAAATCTACAAGCACCGTATGTTCGTTGATGGCAAGGAAGTTATCAAGGTTGACGCTCCTGACAAGAGCAAGAATTATCCCGGAACCTATTATGAGATTGACGGCAAACAGTTTGGCGACCTCTACGAAGTAGCCAACTATATTGACGGCAATGAGCAGCCGTTGTCTGCAAAGATTGAAGCAGCCTCAGCCGAAGTGAACACCGATCCCACCGAGGCACAAAAGGAAGCCGGCAACTATAAGAAGGGACATGTGCAAGTTGGTACGTTCGACATCACCATTGAGCAGCCGCAGGGCAGCGTGCGTAAAGGCACCGATGCTGACGGCAAGCAATGGGAAAGCAAGATGAACAACACTTACGGCTACATTCGTGGTGCCGTGGGTGTTGACGGCGACCACATTGACGTGTTCCTCTCCAATGATATTGACGGTTGGAACGGACGCAAGGTATTCGTAGTGGATCAGTACAATCCCGACGGCAGCTTTGACGAGCACAAGGTTATGCTTGGCTTCAATGATCAAGACGAGGCTAAGGGCGACTACCTTGCCAATTACGAGCAGGGCTGGGAGAATGGCCGCAGAATTGACATTACCGGCGTGAACCTTGAAGACTTTGAAAAGTGGATAGAGTCGAGCAAGAGGAAGACAAAGCCTTTTGGTGAGTATTCGTCGGTGAAGAAGGATGTTGTGGAAATCAACGCACCGGAAGAAGCCGGCTATTCCATCACTCCTTCAACCTACACCAATAAGAAGGGCAAGACGAGCGATGTTTCTCTACTTACCTTTGACCATGACTTGACAGCCGACCAAGAACGTGCCGTCAAGGAGTTTGCCAAAGAACGGACAGGTGAGGGACGCTTTGCCCCTGCACGCGGTTGGAAGGACCGTGAGAGCGGTGGCTGGATGTTCCGTAGTGAAGAGGACGCACGCAAGGCCGCTGAAATGGTTGGTAATGAGGAAGCTGTTGCAGACAACCAGCCAATGACAGCTCAGGAACTTCGCGATGCCGTGGAGCCGAAGAAGCCAACGACAAGTAAGAAGACCGCAAGCAAGAAACCTGCAAACCGCGTAGAGAGCGTGCCAACAGAAGAACCAATAGAGCCGGAGAAGCCTAAGTATGAGGTCAGTGACGAGGAAATGAACGGATTGATGAATGACATTCGTGATATTCTCGGTATTGGTGACGACGAAGGCGATGTCGGGTTTAAGTTCCGTGATCCGGACGAACTGACTACAGAGCAGCGTCAGAAGCTCATGTCAGTCGGTCAACGTCTGGCCATGGCCATGGTTGAGCGTGGCAATGAGTCGTTTGGCAACTATGCCTCCATGATGGTTAAGGCATTGGGCGACAAGGTACGCCCTTGGTTAAAGGCTTTCTATGGAGGACTGGAGTATGTCCCCGGCTATGACAAATACGCCCTCACTCCATACGAAGAGGTGAAAGCCTTTGACGTGGAGAATTTCGACAAGCCTACCAAGGACGTAATGGCACAAGCCAACATGATAGTTGAGGAAGGCAAGGCACAAGTGGCCGCAGAAAAAGCAAACAATGAATTAAAGGCAACAAGAAATGAGCAACGAAAAGAAACCGAAAAGCAGACAGCAGCAAATACAGATGCTGTTGCAGCAGAAGCAAAGTCTGTTGCAAGCGAAGCAACGGCTCTCGCAGAAACTTCAAGCGACGAGCAAGCCCTCACCGGAGCAGCAGAGCGAGTAGATGAAACCCTCGACAAGGTAAATGAGCAGCTTGCCCTGCTTGGCTATTATGAGGCTGACGAGGTGGAGAAGGACTACAACGAGGCATACGGCTACATGCGTAATGCTGAGAAGAAAGCCGTCAAGGATGCTTCAAACCTTGCAAGCCAGTTGATTTACGACCTTGGGCTTGACCGCTTCGAGGCTACACACGGAGAGGCAGATAAGAAAGGTAAACGCAAGACAAAACCGCTTGCTGTGGCAAACATTGCCCCTGCAGGAGGTGATGTTAGTATGCACTTGCCATTGGTAGAGGGACGTGAGCTGTATGTGAATATTCAACTTGTACCATCAGCAGGGAAAGGTATCACCAACTTTGGAGGTGACAACCTCGAAGTGACTGGTATCATGTTCCGCGTGAACAATCCTAATGGCACTGACCGCTATGGCAGAAATGAATGGGTTAACAATGACGTGACTTATTCAGAGCTGTTGGATAAGGTGAAGCGTGAAGCCTACAAGTATATACCTAAGCGCACTGAGGTTGCAGATGGTAAGTATGCAACAGGTGACAAGGTGCAGTATTCAACCGATGGTGGCCGTACATGGACCGATGCCGTTGTAGTGCAGCCTAACGATGATGGAGGCTACCGCATAGATACCGGTCTTGCTCCGGCTTTGTGGGTTAATGCTCATCCGGACCAGTTGCGCCATAAGCCGAGCGGGTCAGCCGAGCCGAAGCATGAAGCCGTTGGCGACTTCTACGAGGATGGTATTAACGAGGATGCCGTTGCGGCATTGCCAGAAGACACTGCCATACAGCTCCATGTTGTTGACATTCTCAATCCGGGCATGACCGATCATTCGATGAAGTCGAAGATCGAGAGCCTCAACACGTTGCTCCCTAAGATTTCAGACAAGAAATTGTCGGAACTCGACAAGGAGTATGGCGACGACAAGGATATTGGCACCCATATCAAGGCAGAGGTGGCGAGACGTGCTAAGGATGGCGGCGTTCAGCCCACATCATCCGTGAAACCAGCAGACAAGTCAAAGCCAGCATCTAAGGAAAAAGCAACTAAGAAAGTTAAACCAGAGCAGCCAGTAGGTGATTTGTTTGCCAGGCTGTTCGATAATACATCAGACAATGGATTACAAGGAACTGATGAAGCGGTACGCACCGAAACAGTGCCAGCCGACAATAGTGGACAACAGCAAGGACTACGAGAAAGCCAAGGAAGCCCTCGCAAAACAGCTGCACAAGAAGGTGGAAGACCTGACGGAGGACGAGGAGGACAAAGCACTGGCAAAGATAGGGCTGTGTCCGCTGGACTTCATGGACTGACCGAGCCGAAGAACACACGCAACAACCATTCAGAGCGTGGCGCAGACCATGCCCCTACTTCGGTGAATGGCAGAATAGAGGCCAATATCAAGGCCATTGAGTTGGCGAATGAATTACTTGAGAGCGGTGATACAGCCACTCCCGAGCAGATGAGTGTGCTTAGACAGTTCAGTGGTTGGGGTGGTCTTGGAGCCGCTTTCAGCGACGGAGGCCATGACTGGAAACAGCGTGAGCGCAACAAGAAAATCCGCGAGTCGCTTGGAGAAGAAGCCTACGAGCAAGCCGTTATGAGTGCTAACAGTGCCTACTACACCCCTGCATACGTTGTTGATACACTTTGGGACATTGCAAATCAGCTTGGTTTCAAGGGTGGCAACATCTTGGAGGGTTCTGCAGGTATTGGTAATATTTTGGGTCAGATGCCAACAATGGTAAGCGAGCGCAGTAACATTCACGCCATTGAGATAGACGGCACATCTGGCGGCATTCTCTCATTGCTCTATCCCGATGCCAAGGTGGAGATACAAGGTTTTGAGCAGACACGCATACCTAATGGCAGTGTGGATTTGGCTATTACCAATGTACCTTTCGTTACCGGGTTGCGTGTGAATGACACCACAGGCGACAGTGACCTTTCTAAGAAGTTCCACAATATCCATGATTTCTGTATAGCCAAGAATGTGCGTAAGTTGCGTGAGGGTGGATTGGGTATCTTCATTTCTTCAAATGGCACACTCGATAACAGCAAGGCTTTGCGCGACTGGGTTGTGAACGAAGGAGGTTCGGACTTCATCGGAGCATTCCGCATGAATAACAAGACCTTTGGCGGTACAACCGTCACGTCAGACATCATCGTTATCCGCAAGCGAGTGAATGGTCAGAAGTCGGCACAAACCATAGACGTGAGCTGCATCAGCGGTGAGCGCACGGCCGAATATGAAGAACCAGGCGCACGCAAGGCCAAACAACTCTCCATGGACTACAACAAGTATTTCATCGAGCATCCGGACCACATGGCCGGTGAAATGCGCTTTGCATTTGAGGAAGGTGACACATTCAGACCTACGAGCAAGGGACTCTACCCGGTAAGCGGTAAAGACCAAGGCAAGATGTTGGCTGACTTCGTTAAATCGTTCACTGAAGAAGATAACAGCCAAATGACCACAACAGATCACCACGATGTTTCACTTGTGCTTGATGCGTCAGCGGACGGCAAGAGACTTGGTGAAATGTATATGAAAGACGGCCAGATTGTTTTGGCCAGCTTTGGCGGTTACTATCCTCTTGAAGTGAACGACAAGAAGATAAAGGGACACACCAAGCAGGAGTGTTTCACTGCTTATGCTGCCATCAAAAGTGCATTGGCCGAAGTTATGCAGTACCAGACAGAGAACGAGAGTGACGCAGGACTGAAACCATTGATTGCCAAACTTAACAAGACATACGATGCCTTTGTCAATACCTACGGTCATTTCAACAAAAACAACCAATTAGCATGGTTGCGCAATGATGTGGACTATCCTAATGTGTTCTCATTGGAGACATATAAGGAGCAAGGAGACGGCAAGGGTGGCGTTGTCAAGACCTACGATAAGGCCGATGTGATGAAAGGCCGTGTCGTGGAAAAGGAAAGCGAACCGCACCCAGAGAATGTTAAGGACGGTGTTGTTGTAAGTATGTTCAAGAACGGACGCATAGATGTTCCTTACATTGCAAGCCAGCTCGGAAAGAGTGAGGCGGAAGTGAAGCGTGTAATTATTGACAGTGGACTCGGCTTTGAAGACCCTACGACACGACAGATGGAAGTGTCATACCAGTATCTGAGCGGTAACGTTAGAGAGAAGCTGAAACAAGCTGAGGCCAACAATGAGAATGGCGAATACAGCAAGAATATCAAGGCATTGCAGGATGTAGTTCCTATGAATATTCCTGCACACTTGATAGACTTTACACTCGGTTCGTCATGGCTTGACCCAAAACTCTATGACGAGTATGTGAAAGAGCGTACCGACATAGACGTGCATTTCACAGCAGCTGGTGGTACATGGTTTATGAAAGCCCCGACCTATGGTGTGAACGTAGAGAAGAACCGCGCAATGGGTATTGTGAGTGAAATGCTTAAGAAAACAATAATGGGTCATGAACTCATTTCAGCCGCAATCCAGAACAAAAGCATTATCGTGTCAAGTACGGAAAAGCATTATGACGGCACAACGGAAACCATCACAGACCGCGAGGCTACGGCAGCATGTGCAGCCAAGATAGACGAGATACGTCAGGACTTCAAGGACTGGGCGCGAGGAAAGATGCAGAGTGACGCGGACTTGTCAGCACGCATGGAGCAAGAGTATAACGATCGCTTCAACAACTATGTTCCTATGAGCATACCTGACGATTTTGTACCTGAATACTTCGGTGGCGCAACACACAAGTTCAAGATGCGCTCACACCAAGGTAAGGCCATTGTTCGAGGTACAATGCAGCCGTTGCTGCTTGCCCATGAGGTTGGTACCGGCAAGACATTCACCCTTATCTCCACCGCAATGGAGATGCGCAGACTCGGTACGGCACGCAAGCCTATGATCGTGGTACAGAATGCCACCGTAGGACAATTTGCAGCTTCAGCTAAGGACCTCTATCCAAATGCCAAGATACTTACGCTTGAAGATAATGACCGCAATGCGGAAGGTAGAAAGAATTTCTATGCAAAAATCAAGTACAACGATTGGGATATGATAGTTGTACCTCAGAGTACCTTTGAGTTTATCCCCGACAGTGACGAGCGTCAGATGCAGTTCGTACAGGACAAGATAGACGAAAAGATGCTTGTGCTTGAACAGATGCGTGAGGCAGACTCCAGCGGCAGAGACCCTATAACTAGGCGTGCTGAAAAGGAATTGGCCGACCTCCAAGCAGAAATGGCAGCATTGTCAGAAGGTATCTCAAAGAAGCGCACAGCCAACAATGAAAAGAAGAAAGCTGTTGCCAAGCAGAACGCAGCTGTCAAGGCGCAGGAAATGCTCGATCGCCGCACGGATGATGTGGAGAACTTTGATGATATGGGAATTGATGCCCTGCTCATTGACGAGGCGCACGAATACAAACACCTCGGTTTTGCAACAGCCATGCAGCGCGGTGTGAAAGGCGTTGACCCATCATACAGTAAGAAGTCGCAAGGAGTGTACTTGAAGACGCAAGCCATATTGGAGAAGAATAACGGTCGCAATGTTATCTTCGCCACTGGTACGCCTATCAGTAACACAGCAGCAGAGATTTGGACTTTCATGCGTTATCTCATGCCAAAGGACACCATGAAGGAATACGGTATCTACTACTTTGACGACTTTGTGCGCAACTTCGGCAATATACAGCAGATGCCAGAGTTCAACACAAGCGGCAAGTTCAAGGAAGTGAACCGCTTTGCCGGATATGTGAACCTGCCCGAATTGGTTCGTATATGGTCAGGGGTAGCAGACACCGTGCTGACCAAAGACCAGACGGAACTTGTGAAGAAGATACCAGAAATGGAGGGCGGCAAGGCGCAGGACATCTATCTACCACAGACACGCGCTCTTCGCAGTGTGATGAAATATGTGCGTGAAGAACTTGAACGCTTTGACAAAATGAGCGGCAAGGAGAAGAAGGAAAACAGCAGCATACCTCTCACTATGTATGGTATTGCTCAAGGAGCCGCTGTTGATGCCCGACTTGTGGAAATGCACGCAGAGGATGATCCGAGGAGTAAGACTAACGAGGCCGTACGCCAAACCTTGCGTTCGTTGAAAGAGACTGACGACTACAAGGGTACTGTAGCCATCTTTGCCGACCACTACCAGAATAAGCGCAGCGGTTTCAACCTGTATGAGGACATCAAGAAGAAACTCATCCAGCAGGGTGTTCCCGAAAGCGAGGTTATCGTAATGAAGCCCGGCATGACCATCAAGAAGAAGTTGGAAATCTTCGACAAGGTTAACCGAGGTGAGGTGCGTGTTATTCTCGGTAGTACTGCAACCCTTGGTACTGGTGTAAACATACAGGAACGTCTGCATACCCTTATACACCTTGATGCGCCAAACCGTCCGATGGACTATACGCAACGCAACGGCCGCATCTTGCGACAGGGCAATCTTCACAAGCAGTGGAATAAACCAGTCCGTGTGCTTCGTTTTGGTGTGGAAGATAGTCTTGACGTAACTGCATATCAGCGATTGAAGACAAAAGGTGCGATTGCTGATAGTGTTATGGAGGGTGACCGACTGATGCAGGACAGCATGAATAACCGTGTGCTTGAAGAGGAAGAAGATGTGTTCGGCGACACTGTTGCTCAACTCTCAGGTAGTGAATACGCCCTGCTGAAAAACAATGCGGAGAAGAATGTGCGCAAGTACGAAAGCCGCAAAAAGCAGTGGGAAGCCGACCAAACCTATATTCACAATGCCAAGCCAAAGTTGGTGGGACAGATAGAGGCAGCAGAGCAACGAGCAGAGGAAGCTAACGCACACCTGCTTGCAGTGCAAAAGGCATTCCCTGGTGGCAAGTTCACTGAGATTACTGTAGGCAAACTGAAATTTGCTTCGGTTGATGCCATGACAGACTTCATCAAGGAACACAACAAGAAAATCCTCGATGCTGTAAAGGCGATGAAAGAGAACCCCGGCAATAACGTCCAGACAAATACTCTTACCTTGTCATTGGGAGGTTACGACTTTGTTGTCAAGACAGAGATGTCGCGAGAGACTGTGAACAATGGCGGACTGCTGTTTGCCGAGATACATCGTAGAATGAGCTACTCATGCCCTGAACTTGGTCTGAATAATGTTCCTGTAAAGCAGTCGCTATTGCGCAATGCCGTTGAGGACATCACCGAGAATGTAATCACAGGTAGGGACTTTGCCGAGCGGTTCGACATTGCTACACATAAGGTACAGCACGGCAAATCAGAGTTAGAACAACTAAAGCAGCGTGAAGGTAAGCCGTTTGAGTTTGGAAAGGAACTCGAAGAAGCCATGCGTCAGTTTGAGGAATATTCCGAGGCCATGAAGATAGAAATGGCAGAAAAGGAGAAGAAGTATGCCGAAATGGACGCAAGTGTTGACGCAGCTACTGATGTCGTTGCAGACGATGAGGATGAGGCCGCAGAAGACAAGACCAAGTTCCGTTTGCTTGATGCTGACGATCCTAAGGCAATGGAGCTGGAGTCTTTGCCGGAGAGTGAGTTGGTTCCTGTTTACCGTAATGTGCAAGCCTTTGAGGATGATGCACTGGGTTCACCTATGGCATTTACCGATGCCGAGACAGGCGATCGCAGAACATTGGAAGGCAGACGTTGGAACTATTCTGCACCTCCAAAGGTGGAACTCACCGAGGAGCAGCAGCGCAAGCTGGACGAACTCAACAAGAATGGCTACATCATGGTTGACGGCAAAAAGAGTACAGAGTTGCAGATCAATGACGGTTTGAAATTCGTGAAGCCTAAGACCAAGGAGGCACAGTTGCAGTACTTCTTGAAGAAGAACCCCGAAGACAAGGGCTTGTGGGCAGCATACGACCCATACGACCATGCCATCGAAACACCTTTGAACACGCAGTTTGGCGAGGCATACAAGAGACCTAACCTTGTTGTGGTACGCAGCCTCATCCCGAAATCGGAGATAGACGAGCCGTTCCACGCAGACTATGCTCTGTTGCCTACCGGTGCCCATCAGTGGAACAATGGCCGCACGCTGTATCTTTCACGCTGGAGCAAGATAGACAAGGTGCTCACCCGTGAGGAGGAAGCTAAGCTTATTGATGAGTACTGGAAGAAGCATCCGGGAAAGCGTGAGGAGCTGAAGACCCACCGTGACTACAACCGCTTTGTGCCACAAGTGCGCAGAGAGTTGGAGAAGATGGGTTACCGCTTTGAACTTGACGGCAAGGAGTTGACACCGAAGGAGAGTCTTGCACTCGACAAGCAGAACTGGGAGAGCCGCGATATTATCCCCGGACGCGAAGGACACACGCCATTCGTCAGCAACGAAGACATAGCACGCATCAATGCGAAGATGGCCGGCAAGTGGGTAGGCGAACCGAAGGAAGCAATGGAAAGTGCGATAAGCGAGAGAGTGACCGAACTGTCCGAACGTCTGCATACTCCAGTACGCATCATCCGTACAGAGGAAGAAGTGGCTGCATTACCTTCCGTGCGCCAGCGCAGAATGAAGGGTAGCTTCAATCCTATGACCGGCGAGGTGACTATTGTTGTTCCCAACAATGCTAACATGGCAGACGTTGAGAATACGTTTGTGCATGAGGTTGTGGGTCACGATGGTTTGCGCGTGCTGTTCCCTGATGAAGCTAAGCTGAACAATGCCCTTGATGAACTCTATCGTGTGTCTAAGGACGAGATACGCGGTACCATTGACCGCATGACGCAGAAGATGTACGATGCCGAGGTGGACCGCATACGCGAGAAGAAACGCAAGGAGCATGTAGCCAATGGTGAGGATGCCAACGCTTCATACTATGCAGATATGGCAGCAGCACATGCCGAGGCTGGAAAGAAACGTGAGCAGTTCAAGCGTGATGCAACAGAGGAATATGGTGCCGACCTTGCCGGACGTATCGGTGAGAAAGGCTTCGAGAAGATGAGTGCCGAAGAACTTACGTTCTGGGGCAAACTGAAAGCCATGCTCCAAAAGGCTCTACAAAAATTGTTGGACGGATTGAAAATCCCCGGCAAGAGAAAGTGGGGTGATAAGGACTGGGCGTTTGTTCTGCATGAGGCATACAAGCGTAAGAAGAATGGTGGTAAGCCTACCGTGTTCGATGCCGCTGATACTGAGGTTATGCGCAGGAAGACAGGTTTCGGTGATACTAAGTTCAGTGATGGTAAGAATAAAACCAGTGAACCAAAGCCAATAGGACACAGTACATTCGGAAGCGTGTACAACCAGTTCAAGGGCAAAGTTCTTCAAGCCGTGAAATTCTTGGTCAATCACGAAAGCGGAGATTTGCTTGGTGTTTTCCATAGAAATGATGTAGGAGATATTGATATGGTTTGGGGTAATGAAGGTGGCGGACTCTGCCATATTCTGAACAAGCATATCAACGACAAGGACTTTCCTACTGTTAAGGATTTGGTATCTCGCATAGAAGACATCATAAACAAAGGAGAGGTTGACGAACGACATTCTAATGCCGACAAACTTGTATTTGTGAAGGATGGTTACCTTGTTACGATACGTCGTAACGTAAGAGAAAAGGGCATAAAAATAGCCGACAAGAACTGGGTTCTGACGGCTTATAATAAAGATGCACCTGCCACCACCAAGGCTCCCGTTGATGGCACTTATGGGAGCACGGCTGTCGCTCCCGGTACATCTTCGGATGCAAAGTTAGCAACAAAGTCTGAGATTAACGAATTTTCAGACAATAATGTTGCAGATGAGGGCATTATGTTCCGCGACGGTGATATGGGACTTGAAGAAACCATCACTAAGATGAAGGTTAAGGCGAGCCAAGCCAACGCTGACAACTGGCAAGCCAAGCAGGATGCAATGAGAGCCATAGGAGGCAATCTTAACAAGTTGCGTCAGGCAATGGCACGTCAGAGAGAGTATGACCTATCAACTGTCAAGAGCATAACAGACCTTGCAAAGGTGTTGCTTGAAAACGGATTGCTCGATGATCTGAGTAAGTATGAGACAAAGCGCATCCTCTCAGCCGTGAACAATGTACATGGCAAGCAGGACGTAAGTGATTACGTTCAGAAGGTTATGGACATCATGGTTGACAACCAGCTACGCATGGGAGCAAACCAGCTGGGCAAACTACTTTCCATCCGTGGAAGCCGCGTTGACGCGCGAGGTATTGAGGTGCAAGGACAGCTTGACCCAGAAGGCCAGCGTATAGCGCAGGTGGTTAGGAAAGCTACTTCCTTACCAAAGGAGAACATAGAGGAGCGTATTGCAGACTGCACCAATCGTATGAGTAGTGACGACAATGCCGTAGCCGAGGAAGCAGCTATCGAGTACAGCGGTCTGTTGCTTGCCCATCAGTTTGTAGAGGACATCACCGAAAGCAAGGCAGAGGAAAAGGCTCTTCGTGAAAGCATTAAGGAAGCCAAGGCCGACTTGGATGCCGGAACGATGGAAGCCGATGCTTACCGTGAATACGTGGAGTCAACCAACGATGCCATCCGTCAGAATAAGATAGAGCGAGCCGAAGCCTACCGCAGCATAGTGGAGCAAGTAGGCGGTGTTCTTGGTGGCAGCGTTGAGCGAGCCAAGGCATGGCGTGAGGCAGAGAAGCAGCGCGTTGAGACCATCCATCACAATGCCAACTCCGACATGACCGGCAGACCTAACGACGAGCATCACAAGGAAAGCAAGGCACAGAAGATAGCCAATAACAGTATAGTGCGCTTTGTTTTTGCGCCTTTAGGCACGTTCGACCAAATGCTGAGAATGTTCGGTAAGAAAAGCGTGAACGGTGAGGGCTACTTGTGGAACCGCTATATGCGTGGATGGGTTGAGGCTACCGAAAAGGAGTACACCGGTTATCAAAACGCCTTGAAGACGCTCGACGAGAAGGTTAGCGAAGTATTCGACAAGAAGATGAAATGGGGCGATCTGTTCTCTTTGGAACGCAACCTGCCCAAAGCAACCGTTACCTTCTGGGACGGTGGCGAGCAGAAGGCACACGAACTGACACAAGGCAACCTTCTGTATATATACATGGTTGACAAGATGGCAGACGGCCGCATGAAGTTGCGCCGTATGGGCATCACCGAGGAAGATGTGGAGAACATAAAAGAATTTGTTGATCCTCGCTTCTTAGAACTTGCCGACTGGATGCAGGACGAGTTCCTTGTGGAAAAACGTAACGAGTACAACGAGGTGCATAAGCGCATGTTCGGTGCTTCAATGGCAGCGATTGAGAACTACTTCCCTTTGAAGATACTTGCCAATGCGAGAATTGAAGAAGTGGACGTAGCCGACGATACAACCGACACCGCATTACCGGCGACCTCAACCGGTAGCATCATCAAGCGCAGACGCAACAATCTTGCCCTTGACGTGATGGGAGCAGACGCATTCAGCGTTATACTCGACCACATTCAGCAGATGGAACGTTGGGCATCCTTTGCGGAGTTCAATCGCGACTTGAACACCTTGTTGTCATACAAGCGTTTCCGCAACCAAGTTATGAACATGACGAGTGTTTATGGTGGTGGCAAGACTCTATGGAAGAATTTCCGCAATGTGTGTAGTATGGCCGCAGGAGCCTATCGCCCACCAATCGCAGCCCTTGACAAGGCCGCAGTGAATGTGGCAAAGGGCGTAACGGCAGCCAAGGTTAGTTTCAGAGTGTTCACGGCATTAAAGCAGTTCCTCTCTATGCCAGCTTATCTTTCTGACAGCAGTCCTGTATATCTTGCAGGAAACATTGTCAATCCGATAGGAGCTTGGAAGTGGTCAATGGAAAACCTTCCACTCTTCGAGAAGCGTTGGAAGAGCCGCATGGCAGGAGACCCAAGACTGATGAAGAGTGAAATGGACTGGAAGATGTGGCAGAACCGCGCTGTTGAAATAGCCTCGCGTATCGGTATGTCTCCTAATGCCTTTGTCGATGCACTGACAGTTGCCATAGGTGCACACTCTATGTATCAGACCAAGAAGAAGAAATATCTTCGTTACGGCTATGATGAAGAGACGGCAGAGAAGCGAGCCAAGCAAGACGCTACTATTCTGTTCAACCAGACACAGCAGTCGAGTGAAAGCGCGTTCCTCTCTACGATGCAGACCGACCGTTCATGGTTGAGCGTTCTGTTCACTGTGTTCAGAAACTCTTCGATGTCGTACACGCGTCAGCTGTATGATGCACTCCGTAACCTCAAACACCGCTTTGAACCCGGTTACAAAGGACTCACAGAGGAGTATCTTGCCAAGCAGATGCGCAGAGACGGCATAGATCCAGACAAGGCCGACCAGAACGCCAAGAGCGAGTATAGAAGAAGCCTGATGCGTGATATAGTCCGCGTAGGCGTGTTCGGCTATCTGTTGCAGTTTGCTTGGAACTTGGGAGCCTATCTGCCCTATCTCCTCTTAGGTGACGACAAGGACGAGAAGAGCGACATGTGGCATGACATCTTCTGCCATACCATGTTCGGCAGTATAGAAGGCTTGACTGGAGGTGACGTGATGAGTGCTGTAGGTAATGGCTTTGCTAAAGGCGAAGGTTTGAACCTATTCTCCGCTTCAAAGGATATGCCTCTTAGTTCAGACTTGCAGAACATTGTAAACAAATGGAACAAAGACAAGGTTGCCGCCATGAACGACGTGACCAACTTGATGGTTCAGTCTGGTATAGGTGTCAATCCCCAATCGCTGACAGATGCAGTGGTTGCCATCATGGACTACTGTGGTGACGACGCAAACACCTCTCGCGAGTGTGCCCTGCTTATCACGCGCATCATCAACTGCCCACAAAGTCAGATCGACAAGATTTACTTTGACGAGCTTAACGCAACGGCAGCAGAGGCGCAAGGCATGACCCCGGCAGAGATAGCCGAGCGATATGCCCGATATAAGATGCACAGAGGCGCACCGTTAACCGGATGGGCGTACACTGATGAAGCTCGCGACTCCGTAATGACTGCCCAGCAGAACCGAGTGCTTACGAAAGCCAAGGAGAAGTTGAACAGCAGAATGGAGACTGAGGAAACCAAACAGTTGCTCAGTGATTACGATGCTGTTGCCAAGCAAGAGACCGCATTGTCGAAGATAAAGAAGACGGACCGTGCAGCCTACCGCGAGGGAATGAAGCAGCTACGCCAATCGAACGACATGCGCCAGCACATGCGCTTGAAGCGATACAAGCATGACATGAATGAACTCACGTCGAAGTATCTACGCTGCAAGAGCGCAGATGAACGAGACTCGATTGTCAGCACGATGTTCAGTACACGTGCGAAGATGCTTGAAGACATCGGCAGATTGAAGCAACAATAGTTAAACAACAAAGGACGGTGCAAGGAATTACCTTTGCACCGTCCCAAATTATAAAAATATGGCAAGAAGAAAATTACATAAGGCGAGTGCTGTCATGCCTCATGAAGGAATGGACAGCGTAGCTACAGCCAAGCACACGTTGGGCGGTAACCGTGCATTTGAGGTATTGTGGCAAGCCCAGCAGTATTGGCTTGCTATGGATACGTTCCGCAGAGACCGTGAACGTAACAAGAACTACACTTACGGTCGGCAGTGGGATGACTATGTATGCGTGAACGGTAAGATGATGAAAGAAGAGGAACTCATCAAGAAACAAGGCAACGTGCCGTTGAAGAACAACCTCATCAGACGCATGGTGCAAGCCGTGCTGGGCGTGTACCGCAGCCAAGCCAAAGAGCCGACCTGTACGGCACGCGACCGAGACGAGCAACGATATGGCGAGACCATGAGTACGGTGCTCCAGTGCAACATGCAGTTGAACCGCATGACCGAGATAAACGCGAGGTGCATGGAAGAATTCCTCATCTCGGGATTTGTGGTGCAAAGGAAGTGGTACGGCTGGCGAGAAAACAAGCTGGACTGCTGGACGGACTATGTTCAGCCCAACAATTTCTTCATAGACAACAACATGAGGGACTTCAGAGGTTGGGATTGCAGTTGTGTGGGCGAGATACACGACATCAGCTTTGAGGACTTGTGCGGCCGCTTCGCACACAATGCAGACGACTACAACCGTCTGGCCGAGATATACAAGTATGCCAAGGACAAGTCGTATCTAAGTGTGATGTATGACAACTTCGGTTATCCTCTGCAAGGCTATTATGACTTCCTTGTACCCTACGACCAGAGCCGATGCAGAGTAATCGAGGTATGGAGAAAGGAAAGCAAGGCGCGAGTGCGGTGTCATGACGTGAACAACGGAGACGTGTTCAAAGTGGACGTGGAGGACTTCCAAGAACTTGTGCTTGACGAGAACGAGAAGCGCAAGCAACAGGCAAGAGAACTGGGCATGAGCGAGGAAGAAGTGCCGCTTATCCGCTATAAGTGGTTCATGGACTCGTACTGGTACTACTACATGCTTACTCCATTCGGTGACATACTGGAAGAGGGAGAAACACCCTACGAGCACAAGAGCCACCCTTATGTGTTCAAGGCATACCCATTCATAGACGGAGAAATACATTCGTTCGTGAGCAACGTGATAGACCAGCAGCGTTACACCAACCGCTTGATAACGATGTACGACTGGATAATGCGAGCCTCAGCCAAGGGCGTGTTGCTGTTCCCGGAAGAATGCCTGCCCAAGGGCATGTCGATGGAAGATGTGGCAGACGAGTGGGCGCGTTTCAACGGCATCATCATGATAAAGACCCCCAAGGCAGGACAGGCACTGCCTCAGCAGATAGCCAACAACTGTACGCAGATAGGCATCTCGGAGTTGCTGAACATGCAGTTGAAGTTCTTCGAGGACATATCTGGCGTGAACGGAGCCTTGCAGGGCAAGCCCGGCTATTCGGGCATGTCGGCCAGCCTGTACAACCAGCAGGCGCAGAATGCCACGACCTCACTCTTGGACTTGCTCGACACGTTCTCTGCTTTCATCAGAGACGGAGCCTACAAGGACGTGAAGAACATACAGCAGTTCTACGACACACCGAGGGTGTTCAACATAGCTGGAAAGAACTCTACCATTGTAGAATATGACCCGAAGAAGATACGCGATGTGGAGTTTGACCTAAGCATTGTGGAGAGCACAGCAACCCCAGCATACCGCGCTCTAACCAACGACATGCTTATGCAGTTGTGGGAAAAGAACGCTATCAGCGTTGAGCAGCTGTTGGAACACGGCGACTTTCCATTTGCCGACGAGTTGCTGCAGAGTATCAAGTCACAAAGGGAACAGCTGGAACAAGGCAAGGTGCCGGACGGCATTTCTCCGGAACTTGCGCAGCAGGTTCAGCAAAACGCAAACGCATCTGCCATGCAACAGGCACAGCAGATGTTACAAGCGTCTTAATAAAACTATCAGATGGAAGCCTCGGAAACGGGGCTTCTGTCTTTTCTAAGTGTACGGTTAACAATAGGAACCCATTCAGGCATATCCATTTCCCGGAAGCAGATATGCAGACCTATTGCACGTGTCATAAGCAAGTCGTCATGTTTGCCTGTAATAGCACCATACGCACCGTTCTGTTTTCGCTCATAGGTGTTGTATTCATCCAGACAGCGTTTGTCGCGCTCGATATAGAGCCGGTCGCGTACCACCTTGATGAGGGTAGAGATAATCATCGGCTTTGTTGACACATTGGTATGGAAGCCATATTTACGCGGTACGCCCTCCCTTATTTCATCCTCCGACTGCTTGCGTGCATACAAGTTCGGGTAGATGTCTGAAATCTGATTGAGTATATATTGCGACTGGTCGCCACCTTCTACCTGACGCTCCTTGTCGTGAGTCTCCAACGTGTTAGACTCAATGACCAGAAGAGAATTGTCGTAGAACGCCGCTATCTGTGCTGCACGCCAAGCGAGTTGGTCTATGTCGCAATGTCCGTACCACTGAGCCACCACAGACGGCGGCTCGCTACCGTCAATCATACTAAGCCTGTCGAATACCACGATAACAGACCAGTCAGCTTTATTGGAACGTCCACCCACATCGACAACGGTAAGATAACGGTTGACAACTTCGCAGCCTTCGAATGTTTCCGGCATTGCCCATATAGAAAGCAATCCTTGCCTGTCTGCACGGAAACGGAGATTGGAAAGTGCATCCTCTCCTTCGTCTCCATCAGCATACACCTCACCGATATACTGAGGCTGCTTGCAGAACCGTTCGAACTTCTTGACAAGGTATTTGTCGAACACCATAGAACCAGAATGAACGAAAGCCTCCACATCATCAGAAGGGAACTCGGAATCCATTACAGCAAAGTCGTCCTTACCAGCACGCTCCTCTATGTACCAGTTGATAGCCTCCAGTGTAGCCCCTTTCTCCCATAACGACCAAAGGTAGCGTCCGGACTCCTCACGATTTGACGGCACATAGGCATTCTCTCTATTCTCATACAGCCATTGTGCAAATTCACGCATTTCGTCAGCCGAAGCAAACTGCTTGGAATACTGCTCAATCTGAAACCACGATATAAAAAGAGCTTCATATTGTGATTTGATTGTAGGATCTGCAGCAGCTGTATATTCTGTGTGGAAGAAGTTTCCTGTTCCATTCGGTGTACTCTCCATTACGATCATCGTGAATGGTTCCAATAGAATACCGGAACATGCCGAACGCACGATGTCCTGCGGTGACTTACCTTCTGTCTTTTGCCACAAGCCGACCTCTGACAAATGCACAAGAGAATAGGCACCGCCACGGCATCCATTAGGACGCTCAGCAGTGCCAACCTTAATCTTGCAATTGCGTTGTGGTACGCGATGAGTGGAGCCAGACTTACCTACACCAACCAACTTCGGCTCGTTCTCGGAATATGCCTCACCCAGTTTGTGCAGGAACTCTACCGGGTATCTGTCAATCATGAGGTCGAACATATCCTTGATTTCGTCAGAAGCCGCTCCTTGATGTGCAATGATAAGTGAATTTAGTCCCTTTCGATGGTTGAACTGAAGCCATGCCATGTAGAGCTGTGTTGTAGTAGAACCACCCCACTGGCGAGCCTTCAATAATATTAGTCGTATAGGGAGACGAGCTTTTCTCTTCGCCTCAAAACGAGACACCAAAATACGCTGCGGATAGTAAAGCCGGAACAACACGTCCTTACCAGCCTTCTTGTTGTGGATATAGACGAGCGTAGCCGCCCAAAAAGGGAAGTCGTGTTTGAAGCGTAGCCTTATGAGCTTACGCGAGACCTTGATGTAATCATCATCGTTTGGCTCAACATGGAGAACAGACGAAAGAAACTTGTCGATAGACCCAGCCTTGACAAGTTTCTTCACCATTTGTATTTTCATCATCTCTACAGGGAGCCATTGGACGGGTATGGCAAAGTCAGAGATACACACTCGCACACGTTCCCCTATGGACCCTTCACCCGTGACCGGGTCGAAGTGAGCGAACATCACCTCATTTCGCCGGTCGTTTTCAGCGAGTAAGCGTGCAATCTCTGTATCTATCATATTGGTTGTCATACCATCCATTCTTTATTCGGTAAATAAATTCGCCCACTGTACGAGGCGTGAGATAGAATTTCGGTGCAGGTTGATTTACTATTTTCGTCACAAGTTCGTACACCGATTTGTCGGGCTGTTTCTCATGTAGTATAACGAACCTTCGGTAAATCTCCTCAAACATTTCACGCTTGTTGCTCCTCATCCTTGGCATCGGTTTTCCAGCTGCCATTGCTGAAATGACAATAGCAGCCCTCTCCTCGCTCACCCAAAAGCGAGAAGCCGGAGACTGAGCGACAAGTTCGAAGATGACCGGCATCACGATGATGGATGCCTCTGCGAGTTTCTCCCGATATGCCCTCATGAGGTCGTTATTACGTTCGCGTGTAAATTCAAGAATGCTGCCAAAGTATTTCATAAAAGTGCCCGATTGTTTCCTCAAAGTTACAGAAACGAGGTCACAAAAGTTAAAAGTCAGTCCACATCTTATATAGGTATTTTTGCAAATGAATATGACACATTCTAAAGATTTTGAAGATAATGGCTGATAACAACGGAGTTAAGAGCAGACGCGACCAACAGTTGGAACGGCTGCGAAAGAAATATCCCGACAAGAAGTTCGAGGATGATGAGGAGATTTACGGTCAGATTTACGACGATTACGACCAATACGAGCAGGATCTTAGCGGCTACAAGGACAGGGAAAAGGCCATGTCCGACATGTTTGCCGCTGACCCGAGAAGTGCACAGTTCCTTGCTGATATGCACAATGGTAACGACCCCTACGTCGGGCTTGTAAAAAACTTCGGCATAGAAATACAGGACGTACTTGACGATCCTAAAATGCAGGAGAAGATAGCCGAGGCCAACAAGGACTATGTGGAGCGTGTAGCCAAGTCAAGACAGCTTGACGAGGAATATGATAAGAACATGGACGCAAGTCTTGAAACCCTTCGTCAATTCCAAGAAGAGCGTGGCATGAGCGATGAACAGATTGACGCTGTAGTGGATGCCGTTTTGACCGTGGTCCGTGACGGTGTTATGGGCAAGTTCTCGAAAGAGACTCTTGCAATGTTCGTGAATGCCATAAACCATGACAGCGATGTAGCCTCAGCAAGTGAAGAGGGACGTGTTGCCGGACGCAATGACAAAATTGTGGAAGGCTTGCGCAAGCGAGACAAAGGCGACGGCACTGCACCACTGAACGGCAAGAATGGCGGTGCGCCCGGCAAACAGAAATCGCAAAGCATCTTTGACATTGCCAACGAAGCCATGTAGCCATGAAAGGAGAAGTCGTAAAGTTTCCTCCAGAGGGCAAGAAAGTAAAGCCAACGACCGGGAGTGCAGGGTTGAGAACCCAAGTGCCGGGCGCAATGGCATCAGTAAGCAATCTCGCGAGCGCGACAGGCGGTATAGCCCCCGGCAACCTCGCACAGACCGATAGCAAATAACATTATTCACAAATTAAAATTTTAAGACATGGACGGAGAAAACGTACCAGTAGGTGGCACTACAACCACCACCCCTGCACCCGGAACAGCCGGTGTGCAGACTCAAGTGCCGGGAGCACCCACTACCGTCAGCGGAGTGGCAGGAGCGTCTGGCGGAGTCGGTCCGGGTAACCTCATTCAGAGTGACCTCGACCAAGAACTCTACAAGTTCAAGAGTGACGACACACCGCTTATGCAGCTCATGCTGAATGCGCGTAAGGTAAAGGTGAACTCACCCGAAGTGGAACACTACATGATTGACGAGCCACGTTCCAGTGTGACCTCGACAACTAAGGTAACGGCAGGAACAGCCAAGCAGTTCGTGCTTCCGTTGCTCGCCAACGATGCTGAAATTCCAAGACCTTACGGCACCCTGCTTGTAAAGGGTGTTGACGGTTATGCCGCAGACGGCAAGACAAAGACTCCGGGCAAAGACCTCATGTTATTCGTGACCGGACAAGACCCAACCACGAACAACCCGATTGTGAGAGCCGTAAACGGTCCGAAGGCCAACACAACCGACGAGAGCTGCACCACTCCGGAAATTCCAGCCGGATCAACACTCATCATCCTTTCCAATGCTCTTTACGAGACACAGAAGAAAGTTGACCCCGACCTCATCGTGCCACAAGCACAGATGGTTTATCTTCAGAAGCGCGGCATGAACCAGATTGTATCTGACTACTACGAAGCGCAGAAGAAGAAAATTCCGTTCGGCAAGGCCGTGATTGCAGAAGCCGCCATTACCAACTTCAAGGTGCGCGGCAACCGTACTCTCTATGCAGGTCGTAAAGGCAAGATGACTGTTCAGACCCCCGAGGTCGGTGCACAGACCATCTACTTCACCGAGGGCGTGCGCTATCAAGTTAAGAAGGAGCTTAACCACACGGGCAAGTGGACTATTGAGGAAATCATCGCTTTGGCGAAGATGGTCTTTACAGGCGAGGACGTACCCAAGAGCGTTATTGCCCTTGCAGGCAAGAACTTCTTGGAGAATATCCAGTGCATCGACTACTCGAAGCATCCTGAAATTCAGATTACGACCAAGACTAATCCTGTAGGTTGGGTGGTGACCAATTTCCACACTGTGTTTGGTGACATCGAGTTCAAGCACGATCCAACCCTTGACCGTTTGAAGTGGAGCAATTCTGCATTTATCGTTGCGCCTGACCGTCTTGTGCACTACCAGTATTCGGCAGAGCACTCGTCGAAAGACCGTGTTGAGGGCGAGGAGGCAACACGCGAGGCAATCCTTGTGTGGGATGCACTTGCACTCAAAGGCTCGTGCCATATCTGGATTAACGGTGAGGGTGACAGCGAGAACAGCACAGCTGTGCAGATCCATCTGTGGGACAGCGCGGAAGCACCTACATCACCAGTTGAGGGAGGCGTGTACTACCTGTTGCAGGATTGTCCGGGCATCAATGCCGAGGCCGTTAGCGGTCAGATGTGGCAGTATAAGAGCGAGGCATGGATTGAGTATGCAGGTGAGGTTATGGCAACCGAGTAATCAGAAGTTTTAATTAAACCAATCATCAACCAAATAGAGGCGGATAGGTAGCAATGCCGTCCGCCTTTATTATTATCATCATTCAATGACAATGAAAAAGAAGAGAATAACCTACGGAGTGCACGGCATGATGGAATATCAATCTATTATCAAGATAGGTAGAGCCACGCTCAAAGTATTGTTCACAGACGGCTCAATGACCGCCATCGGACAGAACCCTGCAAAGTACACGACAAGCGACTTCCTTGTGCAGCACGCTATTGAAAACAGTAGTGAGTTTAAGCGCGGACGCATTACGGTGGTGGACACCATTGAACTTGACGAGGAGGTACGCATTGAGCGTAATCCTGCCAAGCCAAGCACGCAGCAAGCACCATCCCCGGCAGAGGCAAAGCCAGTGGCGGCAACAGCTGCCAAGGTTGAAGGACCCCAAGACATAGCGGACGAGCCGACTGAGGAAGCCGATGCAGTAGATGCTGATAAGGCCGAGTCTGCAAGTGTGGACACACCTGCTCCCGAAGTTGACATTGAACCTATCGAAGACGAGGTTCCATCTACAGAAGAAGATGTAGCTGAGCTTAGCGATAGCGAAGACGGTCTTACAGAAGTTGAGTTCAGTACCAACCAAGAAGCCAAGGACTATCTTACGAAGACCTTTGGCGTGAAGAGTGGTACGATGAAGAACCGTGCTGACATCGTAGCCATTGGTGAGGCTAACGGCGTTAAAATCATTTTTGTAACGGAGTAATCACAGCGACGGTATGGTGTACAAAATCGAAGTCGTGGAGCGTGACGTGCGCATTGCCATTGACGAGAACAAGACAAGCGAGCAGCTCATCAGCGATGAGGACATTGACACCTTATCGTTGAATGACATCATCCGCTCAAAGATAGTGGAAGCCGTTCGGCGTGTAGAGTCGTCCGCTCCCGTTCACTACTTGGAAGAAGGTCATGTATTTGGTGATGCCATTTACTGGGAGGAGAACGGAAGCGGTTGGACTCTGCTGCCCGATGATTTCATGCGTCTTGTTGCCTTTCGCATGAGCGACTGGGAACGCACCTGCTATATGGCCATATCAGCAGACGACCCATTGTATGACCTGCAATCGTCAAGATACAAGGGTATTCGTGGCAATGTCCAGAAGCCGGTGTGTGCCGTAGTGAACCGTGCCGAGGGCAAGGTGTTGGAGTTCTACAGTTGCAACAGTGAGGAAGCCTATGTGAAACGTGCCTCATACATTCCTTATCCGAGCATAGACGAGGAGGACGGCATAGACATCAGCGAGCGTTGTTACACAGCCGTGGTCTATACTACGGCTGCATTAGTATTAACCGCCTATGGTGCGAGCGAGCAAGCAGCCGCAATGAACACCTTGGCAAAAAGCATTTTTGAATAATGAGTTCAATACCAACAAAACAGATAGATGGTGACGTTGCGGTTGGTCGTGACGTTAACATCGGCGGCAAGGCCACCATACGCGGTTCGGCAAAGGTCGGCCACAATCTGACCGTTGACGGCTGGCTTGAAGCCAAGAACATAAAAGGCCCGAACAAAGGCCTGTTCAAAACGGCGGCACAGCTACGCGAGGCTTACCCTAATCCTCATGAAGGATGGTGGGCGTTGGTGACCGTAGAAGGCAGTGCAGCGTCAGATCATCTTGGCCAGCTCTATGTAGCTGACGGTGGTACATGGGTAGCGCAAGTTGACAGCAACGGTAATCCGCTGCTGAAGGGAAATCCTACGGTTGATAGCACCGAGTACATGGAAGCCGTGGAGGGAATGACAGCCGATCTCGAAGCCGTGAAGGTCGACGTTAACCAAAACAAGGAGGACATCAAGAGTCTACGCAGCACGCAGACTACCAGTTCTACAAACATCAATAACCTCAATACCCAGATGGGAACGGCACAGACAGATATTGCCGGTCTGAAGAAAGGCGTGAGTGGGTTACAGGATAACCTTGACAAGTTTAAAGCGACTAAAGGGGAGGAGAACGGTCTCGCTCCTTTGGGCGAGAACGGTCATGTGCCCTCTCAGTATCTGCCTGGATATGTGGATGACGTGTTGGAGTTTGGAGGCATCGAAGAGAACGTGACTTCCCAAATGTCATTGCTCTCTATGAAATCTACAGATAAGGGATGCTCCGTTGTTTACAACAAGGCAAAGGAGGTATTTGTATTAGCCTATACCACACAGAGCACGGATGGAGAGGAAATCGTCACCTATTATTATAATTGGAGTGACGCTGATCTTTTCGGCAAATTCGGCAATAATGGTGTTACGCCGCACAGCGGCAAAATATTTATGGACGTGACAACCAACAAGACCTATCGTTGGGGCGGTAGAAGCTTGGCTGTTATTGGTTCAGATTTGGCACTTGGACACACCAGCGGTACGGCATTTCCCGGTGACGAGGGAGCAAAGCTAAAAAGCGCACTCCAGACAGCAAACATACGCATTGAGGGTATAAACATTCTTCCCTTTGACGGAGTGTGGGACGGTACCGGCAAGGCACCGAGCCGTGGTTTGTGGTATGCTCCAAGTTTGGACTACGAAGGAGAGTGGTGCTTCCGTAAATTCGGAGATGTTAGTATGGATACATACGGCTATCCGGAAGAAATGTATAACGCCGACAGCGTAGGCCGTGATGACCATATCTATTGCTGTGAAGACGAGTTGTTCCATATCGTAGACAAGAAGATGCAGAGGATTGGCGGCAGTAGCAGTTCAGCCAGCATTTACAACCCGACGGTGGAGCAGGGAGGACATTACTATGTGTTGTGTGATACCGAAGACACAGCCAATTCAGCCGTTCACGCAGCGAAGAAAAATGGCAAGGCTGCAGTAGGCCTGATGATAACCTTTGCATTGAAGAAAGGAACATGGAAGACCTACCAGTATATCGGAGCCAATACGGAAGATAATAACTGGTATGACACAGAGAACTGGAAAGAATTCGGTTCGATGGTGCAAGGTTCAGAGTCGATGATAGACATTGACATCATAGCCCCTCTTCCTACAGGCTTCTACACCCTTGGCACTGCACTTGCAGCTCTGAAAACCTATCAAGAGACAACAAGTGTGAACTATCAGAAGCGCGGTTTGGTGATAAGCTATACGACGGAAGCAAATAAGGTAGAGACCAAACAGTATCAGGGCGACTCAATCGCGGACTTCTACGAGGCCGGACTTTGGCAGGACTTCGGCGGCGGCAGCAAACTTGTGGCGAGCGACACGATGGAAGCTGGTGGTAAAGACGCTTTCTCTACAGGAGGAGCGTATAAGGTGGTGCCTACGGAGATAGAGGCAACGGAGGAAGAAGGCAGCGTATCACTGAAGCTGAAAAACAAGGATGGAGACACACTTTCGGAAGCCCAGTTCAGCGTTGGCACCGGCACCGGCGGCGTTGGCGGCACGACACTGGCCATCAACTTTGAGGATGACCCGTTCTATGTGCGTGCGGGAGGTACAGCCATACTGAAAGCCGCCATCCGCAGTGTGACCCAGCTATCCGATGGATCATCGCAGGACAACAAGATACAGAGTGTGGTGTTTATCAATCGCACGACCAAGACCACCGTAGCCTCATTCAAGCCCAATCAGGCAAGTAGTTCGTCGTTGAAGTCATACACCTTCGAGTTTGACCTAAGCACCATTGCAGCCAGTGCTGGCAGCGTAGAGCTGCAAGCCGTAGCCACCGATGCCACCGGCAAGACAGCCACAAGAAACGTGGAAATGATAGCCGTTGATGTGACCGTAGAGAGCAGTCAGACACTGAGCTATACGAAGAGCACCACATTGCAGGTGGGCGGTCAGAAGGTAAGCATCCCCATGTATCGTTTCCCAAACAATGCCTCAGACAAGGGTATCCAGACGAAGATAGAGATATACCGCAACGGCGTTTGGGAGACGCTGGAGAGTGTATTGGTTAAGGACACCTACACCCATAACGTGACCATCGACCCACAAGGCATGGGCCACGGCGCGTATCCACTGCGCATACAAGGGCAGGACGTAGCATCAGGACTGGAAGGTAACACGCTGCATACCGCAGTTATGGTGATAGAGCAGCGCGAGAGCGTGAGCGACTACACGAAGCCCATCATTGTGGCACGATGGTATGACGACAGCGACGGCAAGACAAAGCTTTTCAAGACCGTCAGTTTTGACATCGCCTGTTATCAGCGAGACAACGCCAACCCAAATGTAGAGGTGAAGGTGAAGAACGAGACCGCTGACGAGACAGAAACGATTGCCAGCAAGGTTATGAACCGCAGCAGTTACTACACGATAGAGAACCGCATTGTTGGTTATAACAACGGTGACACATTGATCTTCGATGCAACATGTGGCGAGATACGTCTGGTGGAACAATTAAAAGTTGTTATTGACGGCAGTATGCTTGCCATCAGCGAGACCGAAGGCGCATACTACAAATTGAACTTTGCCGGCAGGAGCAACGACGATATCGACAAGAGCATCAAGGCCACCTGCTCCGACGGCAGCATGGTGGAAGTGAAGGTAAACGGCAGCAACTGGTCGAGCAACGGCTTTGTGGCCGATAACTTCGGTACAGAAAAAGCCGACGGCAGAATGGCACTACGTGTAGCCGAGAATGTGACGGCAGCATGCAGCGACACACCATTGGCAAGCAAGGACATACCCACCAACGGTATGGCACTGAGCTTTACATTCAAGGTTAAGAACATTGCAAAACGTAATGCAAGGATCATGTGGTGTATGGGCGAGCGATTGGGGTTTGTGCTTACCGGAGAGAAATTCATCGTGAGCACTGCCGGAGACAGCGACGAAGCCCTGAAAGACGTTCAGACCACCGCCGCCACCTCTTACCTTGACAACACCGTATATCGCATAGACATCGTTATAGAGCCACAAGCCAGAGCACCCTATAGCGGTGTGATGCTGTGCAAGGTGTTCCAGAACGGTGATGCTGCAGCGTGTGTTCCCATCAGCACAGCCAGCGGTTTCCCTAACATTGCGGACATGATACACTTCGACGGTACAGATGCCGACCTCTACCTATACGAGGTGGTACGCTGGAACTCCTACTATGACTTCATCCAGGCATTCAACAACTACATCGTGAACCTCACAGACACGACTGCCATGCTGACCGAGTATGAGCAGAACCAAGTGATGAGCGATGTTACAGCCGAGGGCACAACGAAACCACGTCCCGACATGCAGAAATTACTGGACCGTGGTATTATGGTGATGGTAATGACGCGCACTGCGGACAAGAATCTTAGCAAAGACGGTAGCCCGGTAACGGACAGCGAGATATACTATCCAGACTACATCGAAGGTTTGAAGGACAAGAAGACCTCTGTTCTGATGGACTGGTATATTTACTTCCCCGACCGTCCATGGGCAAACTGCAAGATTGAAGCCATCCCGACAACAAACCAAGGAACTTCGACACTTGCCTTCGATGTTAAGAATAAGAAGGGCAAGGGCAAGAAGGCGAAGAGAATAACGCTGCTCTATACAAGAGAGCAGATAAGCGAGATGTACAACGGTGACGAAACCATTCTTGCCATGTATGACGACGCAGCAGCTCTTGCAAAGAAGAAGATGATCCGCGTGAAGGAAGGCAGTACGCCTATTAATGCCGCCACAATCAAGGTGGACTACAGTGACTCAGCCGGTGCCAACAACTGTGCTCTGATGGAGCTTATGAACGACACGCAGATAGCCCTTGGCAGTGACTATATGACCCCTGCCCAGCGACACAACACCGACAAAAGCGAAGAACTGCATACGAGCATTGACGGTGTGACGTGTGCCCTCTTCCGCACCGACTACCGTATAGGTCAAGACAAGGGAACACAGGCAGCGACACTACCCGAGAACGCCTACTTCCACTCGAAGGCAAACTTCAATGCCGACAAGGGCAATCCCCACTTCTTCGGTTTTGAGGACGTGAAGGGCTATAATTACGGTTGCGTGAACTATGGCGACTTCAAGGAAATGGTAGCTCCGAGAGGCACGAACATTGACACCTACAAGGCCAGTGTGCTTTCAGACACAAGCTCATTGATACCGGGTACACTGTATATGCTGAGTGAGTTCTGTGGTCCGGAAACACGCTTCATCGAGAACGATGGAACCGGAACCATGACAGAGATAGGTGAGGTGGCCGTGGAAGACAGTCATGTGCTCGACAAAACACTCTCCGAGGTACAGGCAGACGATGTCAAGAACTACGACTGGGGAACAGCCTACAAGACATCAGACGGCAATTATGTGCAGTATAAGGGAGGAAAATGGAAGGACACCACAGGCACCATGACTTATGACAATGCCACTAAGAAATGGAGCGTTCAAGGCCGCGTGCTGAACCCAGTGGAGTGCTACGAGTACAGGCAATACCAAGAGTTCTGTTGGCAGCAGGGTGTGAACAGTGTGGACGATATGCTAAAGACGCTGCACACCGACGATGGCGATGTTCCAGCGTGGACCACATATTACGAAATGCGCTACCCTGACAACGACGACTTGAATGCCCTGTATGCGTCGGGCAAGAAAGTTCCGTACCAGCTGTATAGAGAGTTGGCCTTCTGCCAGCAGTGTAACCAGAACTTGACAGACAATGCCGAAGAGAACGCTGCCACCAATGCCGATGGCAGTGAGAAGGTGTTCAACGGTGCCGGTGCAAGCACAACCATTACCCTTGGCGGCAAGACCGTAGCCGGCACCAAGGAGAACCGCAGAAAGAAATGGCAGCAGGAAATGCACAAGTATTTCTCGCCCTATTCAACTCACTGCTATGTTGTGGCGAGCGACTACAAAGCCACTGTGGACCAGCGAGCCAAGAACATGATGATTGCTGTTTACTTGGAGACCGACGGCAGCATGCGCTATTATTTCAACCACTGGTATGACGGTGACTCATGTGACGAGGCAGACAATGACTGTTACCTGACCATTCCTTGGGATATGGACGGAGCAGCGAGCCATCTGTATCAAGGATGGGACGGCGTGATGTTCCAACAGAGCTATGCTTTGTTTGAAAGAGGCGAAGGTGTTTGGCTTGACGATGCAGGCACGGAGACGCTTACTTTGCACGACACGGCAGCTAAGATGCGTGCCACGAAGACCAAGGCCGGCCTTGAAATTTTCTCTACTGACGGCTGCTACCGCTACTGGATGATAGACCGCATCTTGAAATGGCCAAAGGTGGTAAGTTCGTTTGACGGAGAGCGCAAGTATATAGAAACAGCTACCGCTGCCGACAACCACTATCCTGCCTTACATGGTCTGCGACTGGAGAGTCTGCCAGCCTTCCAGCGCAAGCGTTTCGCATACAGAGACGGTTACTTCCAGACTGGTGATCTGTTCCGTCATTTCTTCCAAGACCGTGTTATGGGCCCCATCACGGTGAAGATAACGGCAGCACAGGACGGTTACTTCGCCATGGGCGTGGACTCCACCTCATCAGCCAAGTATAGTTGCTATCTAAAAGAAGGCGAGAGCCACACCTTTACAGAGGTTGCAGCAGGAGAAGGCGGTAAGCTCATCTACATCTTCGGTGCAGACAAGATAAGCGAGCTTGATATCAGCGGCTGTTCTCCTAAGAATTCAAACTGGATGTTGAGCGAGTGCACCTTACTGCGCAAGCTCGTCATTGGCGGTGAAGGATATACTCCAGCCTATACCACTAACATACTGAGCACGCTGAACTTAGGACAGATGCCTTTTCTGGAAGAGATAGACATCAGGAACACGATGATCACTGACGTGAATGCCTCGCTGTGTCCTCGCCTAAGAAATGTGTTGGCAGAAGGCAGTCTGTTGAAGACGATCACTCTTGCAGAGAGTTCGCCTATTGATACACTGCATCTTCCCGGTACTATGACGACTCTGTACTTCAAGAACCTTCCAAATCTGACCTACCCCGGTGGTCTGACCATCGACGGAATGACTAAGGTTACGAAGCTGTTATTGGACGGAAGCCCGAAGATAGATGCCATGACGCTGCTGCGAGAGGTAACAACGGCCAGTGCGCTGAAGAGTGTACGCATAGCCGGCCTTGCTGCTACGGAAAGCGTTGATCTACTGCGAGCCATCAAGAACAATGGAGCCGTAGGCATAGACGCAAACGGAGCAGACTATGACGAGAGCGGCCAGTGTAGCGGACTGATAGGCAGATGGATCCTGACCCTACTTTCAGAGGAGAGTGAGATTGCGGAGCTGAAGCGTTACTTCCCGAACCTTGAAGTTATAAACTCGCAATTCTCTGTCATAAAGATAGACGATGTGGTGAGCGGTGACTTCTGCGAGAAGTACAGCAACCCCGAGAACCAGACAGGAGCCGATTACGATAAGAGCTTTGTGGCAAGCGGCCATACATTGAAGATATTGCAGGACACCCATGCTTACAAGTGTACATACAACTCCAAGCTGAAACAGATGGAGGGCGTGCAATTGAGCGATGCAGACTTCAATAAACTTGCCAATGGCAAGAGCTTTGATGTGAGCGACAGCGCAGGTGAAGGCTTTGACATCTTCCACCACTTGCCCCATTATTGGTACAAGGGCGTGAACGACTACAAGAACCAAGTAAAGTATCATTTTAACTCAATTACAGATAATGAGCCGTTATCGACTGTAAACAACCGCAAGGAGGCATTGCTTTCTGAGCTGCTCTATGCAGAAAATACAGGCGTGTATGCTGACGAGGCAACAGTTGGCGAGACAGTTGGCGATAATATTATTGCCACAGCAGCCAATGCGAATGTCTACCGTATGGACGTTGAGGGCATGAAGCAGGTAAGATGGCCGGGACTTAACCACGCTCGTCTTGGTGCCGTCTTTACGGATGCAAACGGCAAGATAGTGGGCAAGTTCATTATGATGGTGAGTCACGCTTACTTTGACTTCTCAATCGGTAACTATGTGTTCTGCGATGTGCCAAACGGTGCCAAGTGGATATACTTCACTTCGTATCGTGACATTGGCGACATAAAGTGTCTTGCTGTTGACAGCGAGCATATAGAAGCAATAGAACCAGAATGGACTGAGCACACCATTGGTGAGTTCGACAGCCTTGTGGGAACATACCCCATCACTATTGACGGACTGAAACGACCTCGCAGCATATCAGGTGCTGTATGTTCGAAGAAAGGTGACGGCACTTCGCAGACCTCTGCAGAATGGGCATACGACACGGACGGTAACCCGACCGAAATGCCGACCGGGACAATACACTACACAGCCAAGGATTTCCAGAATAGTGCGCACATGCGCGGAGAGGGCTACCAACTCCAAGACTATGAGCAGCACAAGGAAATCAGTAACCTGTGGTGGGCGACCCATGGAACGACCGATGAGCAGTCTGTTGTGGGCAATGGTGCACATGACAGCACACTCAACAGTCGTGATGACATCGGCATGGCGGACACATCGTATGTGGGCAACTCCATGAACTCAATCATGGGACTCAAACACTATGTGGGCTGTGACAGTGAATGGATGGACTACATTGCAGGAAATGTGAAGAGCTACGAAACGTTCTACAAGAACCGTTGCGTGGAGACCAACGATGATCCTGTAGATTACATGTTCCACATCTTCGACCCGATTAAGAAGACGGAGCGAACCGTGCAGAGTGTGAACAGCAACGGTAACTGTGTAGTAAGAGTGGTGCATGGTGCCAAGTGTGACATCTTGCCAAGCAAGGTGCACCAGACAGACACCAGCAAATACACTACACACTATGGAGCCGGAGTATGGTTCCCGGGCAGTAGAGGCCGCTGTGTTCTGCGGTCTGGCTACAGCTCGTATGCGAACAGCGGTCTCGCTTGTGCGAGCGCGAACGTCGCTTCTTCGCTCTCGAGCGCGGTCTTCGGTGGTCGGCTCGCCTTCCGCGGAAAATTCGTCATAGTCGGATAAGCGGCAAGCGAAGCCACGAAAAAAGCGTCAGAGGGAGAGCCGCCACAAGCGGCTGCTCCCTCTCCTTGTTTGCGACCGGTGTTGAAAAAGGTAACTATCTGCGCGTAGCGCAGCGAATTTTACAACTGAGAATGAAGGTATTTTCAATTATTTATGTTAATTTTGCACCGCCCTATCGCTAAGGGCAGGCAGAAAATCCCACGCGCCGCTGTGTTCTGCGGTCTGGCAACAACTCGAATGCGAACAGCGGTCTCGCTTATGCGAACGCGAACAACGCTTCTTCGAACTCGAACACGAACTACGGTGGTCGGCTCAAATTCTAAGGTTAACAATAATCGGAGGCCTCTGACGTGGCACGGGATTGTCACAACCACACTCCGAGGGGTTAGAGCCTCGGCAAAAGCATAACAAAAATATGGAAAGCCGGAACACGACATTAACCACATGTGGGGAGTGCGTCAACTCCCCACAGGACAGGAAGGCTGTCAATCAACTGGAAGACTTATTAGGACAGGTAGAAGCTCCAACTTCTATCTGTTTTCCTTTATATAACCTCATCCCGGAAATCATTTTGGACGAAAACATGGAACGCTCGTTCAAGCGTGTCATGTCGAACCTTCATAACGCCGACACGCGAAGCGGAATAAAATGGAGGGAGAAGGTTGTTATAGATGGTGTGGAATGTACTCCACGCATGGTGCGCTATATGAAGCGCAAGAAAGAAATTATTGCCGAGCTGAAAGAACAAATAGGCAATGGCACATCTCGTGTTGAGCGTCTGTCTTCGTTTGAGGTGGACGATGGTCCGAAGAGAAGAATGGTTCAAGCGCCTCCTGTTGTGAAACGTATAGGCTGCAATGCCATCATGGAGATTGTGGAGAAACACCTTTCGCCATTGCTAATAGAAAACACGGCAGCTTCGATAGAAGGACGCGGCCCACACGGACTATTCCACAAGATGCAGGAAGTGAGAGCCGAGAACCCCGACCTTATATATTATTATCAAAGCGACTATGAAGGTTATTATGACCACATACTGCACGACAAGATGATTGACATCATCAAGCAGTATATCGCTGACCCTTTGCTGCTACCCATACTTATAAACTTTGTTAAGGCATTGCACCCAGATGGTAAAGTAGGCATCAGCAAGGGACTACGCTCCTCGCAGTTCTTCGGTAACCTGTACCACAATGACATTGACCATGCCATGATAGAGGAGTGTGGAAAAGATAACTACAACCGCTTTTGTGACGACATATACATACTTGGTGACAATAAAAAAGAGTTGTGGAAACACAGAGACACACTGCACAGACTAAGTAAACCCTACAATCTGATAATCAAGCCGAGCGAAAAGGTTGCTCCAGTGAGCGCAGGAATGGATGCACTGGGTTATATTGATTATGGTGACCACTCACGAATACGCAAGCGCACAAAGGTAAACGCTGCAAGAAAACTCGCCAAGATAAAGTCGAGAAAGCGAAGGCAACAAATTATAGGCTCGTTCAAAGGAATGGCATGTCATGCGGACTGCCAGCATTTATATTATATATTAACAGGTAAAAACATGAAGAAATTTTCAGAAATGGGCGTGACCTATAAGCCAGCAGACGGAAAGAAACGTTTTCCCGGTAAGGTGACACGCTTGGGTGACATCGTGAACATCCCTATTGAAATCCACGATTTTGAAGTTGGTATCGACACAAAAGAAGGTGAAGACCGTTATCTTGTATCGTTCCGTAATCCGGCAACAAAGGAATGGGGTAAGTTCTTCACCGCCTCGCAGGAAATGAAGGGCATACTCGACCAGATTAGCGACATTGAGGACGGCTTTCCGTTTGAGAGCATTATCAAATGCGAACTGTTTGACGGCAGCAAGCGAAAGTATAACTTCACCTAAAGCGACTCACTAAAGATAAAAGCGTGAATTGGGCTGCATACTTTATCTTTGCCTCAACAAAATCATAGCGACAATGGAAAAGATATACGGCACAGCCAAACGTCAGGACGGACTGCAACGAGTAGGCAAGAATAAATGGCTGCTCTATTTCGGTCTGTATGAAACAGAGAGCGGTACATACGAATACCGCCATACGTTCACGCACAAGCCCACGCTTGACGAGATAAAGAAACTTGTTTGGGCTACGATAGACGCAGAGACCAAAGACAAGATTGTTAATCAGTTTGAGTATGAGGGCATCAAGGTTTGGCTCACAGACGAGAAGCAGCGTAACTTTGCCTCTATTGAGAACAACGAAAGTGTTACATTCCCACTTACGTTGAAGCTCAACGAGAAAGCTGACGCTACACCAATCTATCATACCTTCCAGACGCGAGACGAGTTCAAGAAGTTCAGCGAGGCCGCTGCATGTTTCATTCTTGAAACCATCAGGAACGGATGGAAGGAGAAGGACAATGTAGATTGGGATGTGTTTGACATGTAATCACAACATTATCAATAAGAGGAACAGGAGAAATCTTGCTCCTCTTTTTTTTGTGCTACAATAGTTAAAACGACGTTCACCGGTTAAGTCGCTAAATTTGCCAAGAACATAAAATCATAATGGCAATGAAAAAGATTATTACATGGTTAAAATCCAGCAACCGCGGCAGACATATCTTAGGCGGCGTTCTCATCGGCTTGGGAGCTGATGATACCTACTGTGCGCTGTATGCCGGTGCTGGTGTAGCCGGAGCCTTGGAACTTAAAGACAAGTTGTATGGCGGCAAATGGGATTGGGTAGACTTTGGCTGTACGATGGCCGGAGTAGTTGTAGGACGCTTAATAAGATGGACAGTATGGCAGTAGTATTCAAACTATGGAAGTTTGCAGCCATGGCCGTTGGCGGCATGGTTGGTTGGATGATTGCAGAATTCCGACCAACCTTTCCACTTATAGCGGTTGCCATCATCTTTATACTATATGATGCCTACACCGCTTTCAAGCTCGACAAGCGTGTACATAGAGCCTATCCAGACAGAACAACAAGAGAGAAGGCCAAATTTACCTCGTTCGCTTTCGGCAAGGTGGTGAAGCAGACAATTCCGAAAAGGTTTTCGCTTATTATTCTTGCCTATTTGGTAGAGCACTGGGTGTTTATCCACATGCAGGTGCCATTGTCGTATATGCTGACAGGCGTGATATGTTTTGAACAGGCATGGTCGATACTGGAGAACGAGAGCAGCTGCCGCCCCGAGGCGGAACATAGGTTTTGGAAACTGTTGCAACAAATCATGGTGGACAAGACAGCAAGGCACTTTGACTTGAACCTTGACAAACTAAAAGAAGAAAAAGATGATATTACTCATTGACAACGGCCATGGGGTGAACACCCCTGGCAAATGCAGCCCGGACAAAAGGTTGCGTGAATATGCGTATGCAAGAGAGATTGCAACGCGAGTTGTGAACGAGCTTCGCGGCATGGGCTACAATGCAGAGCGTGTTGTGGAGGAGGAGCAGGACGTTGCGCTGTCTGTACGCTGCAAGCGTGTGAACGACATCTGCAAGAAAGTAGGCACCAAGAACGTGCTGCTTGTCTCGATCCACAACAATGCAGCAGGAGGCGACGGCAAATGGCATGAGGCGCGAGGCTTTTCTGCCCATGTAGGCATGAACGCATCCGCAAAGAGCAAGGCCTTGGCGCAGTATCTTTGGAACGAAGCGATACTTCAAGGACTGAAAGGCAACCGTTGTGTGCCCTATTCCAAGTACATCGCCCAGAACCTTGCTATCTGTAGAGACACAAACTGCCCTGCAGTGTTGACGGAGAACCTTTTCCAAGACAACAAAGAAGACGTTGACCTGCTGTTGAGCGAGGAAGGCAAGGAGAAGGTGACAGCCGTGCATGTGAACGCTATTGTTGAATTTATCAAAGACTATTATGGATAAGAAGAATTTAGGCTTTTTGTGGGCAATGTTAGGTATGGTTGTTTGCATCGTCTGTCTGGTTTGCATCGTACATTGCGGAGGCTACAGCAAAGATCATGAACCTGCAGAAGTGGTGCGTGATACTGTGATTGACACCATACCTTACTATAAGCCAGTACCCAAGGACAGTTTGGTGTTGACATACAAGACCGTGACCCTTCCCAAGAGTGACAAGGCGCAGCCATCTATCCGTGCGGACACACAACCGGCAGAAAGCTGTACACAAAACGATGCGGCAGATGTGCGTGACAGTACGGAGGTTACTATCCCCATCATCCAAAAGATGTATAAAAGCAGTGACTATACGGCATGGGTGAGCGGATATGACGTGCAGCTTGACAGCATCTATGTATATCCCAAGCATGAGTATGTAACGCGCAAGATTAAGCAGCCTCCTAAGAAATGGCATATCGGTGTGACGGCAGGTTACGGCTTCGGCAAACAAGGTATGCAGCCATATATAGGCATCGGACTAACGTATTCACTAATCTCATTCTGACATGGAGACGATCACCGTACAGATATTCAAGGACGACGTGTATGAAGAGGTGGCAAAGGCTACCGACTACACAGGCGCGAAGCTGATAGACGGCGACGAGGGAGCGCGAGACCGCATCCTCGCCACGGACAGCGACCTTTCAGACCTCGGCAGGTTTTGGGAGGAGTCGGTGCTTGCCACCAATGAGAGGCTGAAAGAGATGATCGTGAGCGGAGCTACGAAGCAGATACTTGTAACGATAACTCCTATTCCACCCATACAACAACCTAAAGATGTGGAGGCTCAGAGCATCGTTGTTCCGTCGCTTGCGACGAGGACAGGCTACGAAGCCGTGCTGGAGGTGAGCAAGTCGTTTGACAAAGGGATGAAGGACAATGTACAGTCGGCCCTTCGCAACTTCTTCATTGCCTCAATCATCGCCCAGTGGTTCAAGCTGGCCAACAAGGGCGAAGCCGCTGACTACTTCAACCAAGCCGGAGAAATGATGGACGGTGCGGAACGTCTGCTATACAGCCGCAAGAGACCGACCCGTCCGAGTGACTAACAAATAATATTTTATTGACATGGAAGGACAAGAAAAGACATTAGGTGCCAAGAAGAGCGTGACGGCAACCATCAAAATTTCGTGGCTTCTCTTCGACATCATGAACGAGACCTTCTTGCGCGGCCGTACTATCCAGAACAAGGACAACCACAAGGAGGTGGCGAGCATGTTTGCCTCTGAGGACGAAGAAAACCGCGAGAAGATACTTCGCTCTATCAAGAAAGGCTTTGCCGAGGTGAAGACAGAATTGTCAGACTACCTCAACGAGGACGGCACAACCACAGACAACAGCCACTATGACGGCAGCAAAGACCTGACGCTTAACCTCACAATGCCGAGCAACTTCAACGAGGCTGCAACCACCGGTGTAGGCGAGGCTATCCACGACTACCTGAAGAACTCTGCCATCGCCGAGTGGTACATGGTGACAAACAAGGCTGACGCTGAACAGTACATCGCCCTTGCACAGAGAAGTTTGCTGAGCATCCAACAGGCAGTGAGCAAGCGTAGCCGCCCGAAGCGTCCAACAGACTAAGGAGGAAGGCTTATGATCTGCTGCATAGAGAAAGAGGGAGCGAAGCTAAAGGTGATGCTTACCTTCGGGCGAGAACAGCTGCTCTATGACATCAAGAACAATGCCTATGTGGAGAGCCATGTAATGGCCCCGGAAACCGAGCACGCCAAGCACATGGTGGCTGACGTTGGCGAGGATGGCAATGTGGACCGGGTGACAAGAGTGCTGGATTTGGGTGTCTCCATGTGCCGTGAAATGCTTTACCCTTGGTCGAAGAAGGAAATCGTCAAGACAGAGTTTGATGACAAGCTAAAGGAGAGGGAGCAATATCATATAAACATGAGTGTGCCCACCACTATATCGCAAACTACGCTGACCTATGTGGAAAGGCTGATACATGAATACCTTGTGTGCCGAGGCGTGGCCGACTGGCTAAGCATAACCAATCCGTCGAAGTCGGAGACGTGGCTTGCCAAGGCTGCTGAGGCAGAGCAAGAAATACGCACGTCCATCCATTCGAGAATGGAGAGGAAGCGTATCAGGCAACATTGGTTAGGATAATAAAGACAAGAGCCGAGGTGCATCACGCATCCCGGCTCTTTTGTTACCTAAAACAATCTAACCTTAATAAATAACTAAACCTAATAATATCTTCTTTATCTCGGCTTGTTGGTTTGTCGAGGTGTGAACTCGACTGACGCGCCGTAGATGTTTTCATCTGGTGAGAGTGTGGCTACACCGGCAATTCGGAAATACTTGTATGGAGAGCCACGGAAGCCCTGCAGATAATGGTCTTTACTTGACCATACAAGGTGCCAGTTCTGCAAGTCGCGCGAACCGTAGAGGGCTGTTGATACGTTTCCTTTGCGGAACAGTCCACGCTGTATGACACTGGCGACAGTCTTCAATACGTTTGCCGCTTCAAGTTTGAGAGGGCGTGTGACGTACAGGCATTTGACGGTATCCGTTATTGGGACAGAGAAGTTGAGTACAGCATTTTTTGTGTCCATGGCCAGTGCATCCGGATATGAATTGAGGTGTGAGACGATGTTAGAGAACATCATTCCCCATTGATTTGTCTTCAGCGAGAATACATAGGCGTAGGTGATACCGGGAGCATAGACAATGACTCGCTGATGAACATAGTCGTACAGCATCCGGCACTGCTTCAGAAATTCTGTGAACGGCAGCGTGGGCAGACACTTGTCTGTTGCAGGTTCATGTCCGAGCATGGTGTGCAGCTTGTCGAACCCGGGAAGCTGGAGCGCATCGAACGGATATTCGGAGTTGATGGCTTCGGATATGCACTGTGTCTGCGAGCCGCTGATCAGCATTATACCGCGGTCTGTTGGGAAGAGAACAGCGGAGTCAAGCTGTGTGATGCCGTCGGGATTGATGCACACGTCGCGCGTGATGGGCTGCTTTGCAGAATAGGTGCCGGTGGACGAAACTTCTAACGCCCATACACCCTCAGAGGTGAAGGCATAGAGAGGAAACTGACCGAACTGTCCTTCTGAAAGAGCCTTTGCTGCAGAACAGATGCCCTTAATCTCTCCCGTGCCAACGGTGTTGATACCAAGTACCGGGAAATAGAAGGGGTTGTTGACCTCGGAGGTGTAGATTTTGTTGGCAATCTCAATGGGGAAATTGTTGTCTTCGTGTGACGGATAGACAGACGGCAGCGAAGTGAAGTTCTTTTCACGTACCAGTTCGTAGTCGAGGACAGCAAAGGCACCATTAAGGAACTCGTGTTGTTTGAGGTCAATGGCATAACACGGAGAACTAAAGTTGTAGATTACCATTTTGTAGGCATTTGGGTTTGGGTAGAACACATAGCACCCCCATGAATGCTTGCTCATTGTCTCTGTTTGCGTTGAACCGCTTGTCGATACCATTTTAGTGCTACAGAAAAGCTGCATCCCCATTCCATAAAAATGTTCATCTGAAGCCACAGCATATTCCTGTCCGTTTTCTTTGATGTAAACCATAATGGAATAATCATCAGTAGAGAATGCCGCCATTGATATGTTTAGTGTGGAACCGTTGGGTTGCCAGTTGTAACGTCCATTGCAATATGCGAACATAGACTGGGCCAGATAGCCGGTAAATGGCTTGCGTTTGAGTCCGGACAAGTTGAGGCGGCTATTATAGACGAATGAGTAATCAGCATGCAGCTGGTCATGCGTCAGATAGTCGTCGGTCATAACCTCGCGTGTAACAAGAGACTGTAGATATTCATCATCAACAATAATGTCCTTTCGCTTGTTGTCGGCAATGGCATCTGCAATTTCAAGTGAACACAACTTGTAAAACGTTGAAGTGTTCTTGATAGACTCTGACACCTTTCCTTCAGTGAACTCCGGCATGTGGAAAGCCGTAGAAGGATAAGAGCGGTCAGACGAATAGTACATAGCGTAGATCTTAGAATACTCCCACTCACAGTAGTAGTCAAGAAATTCCTTAGAAGAGAACTGCCCGAGTATTTTGTCTTCTGCCTTTGTTGATGAAACGGTGTCCTTATTGTCGGCATACAGACGGCCAATAAACTTTGTATTGTAGTTGTCAACATCTGACATGGAAGAAATCTTTCCTTCTTGGTCGTATGTGTATATAGGCTTGGATATGAACACATCAATACTCTTGATAATGTCAGACCAGTCATTAAGATCGTACGAGTCGTCATTCCGTACAACTTTATAATCGAGCGATGCGGCCATAAGCATGATGTCACAGACAGCCTCTGTATAGCTATTCTTTCCCTTTGCCCTGTTCCACCATACAATGGGAGCTGCCTTAGTAGATGGGTTCATGAGAATGGGTGCGGAATGATAAACAAGTGAACCGTCGTATAGACGCAAGGCATAGCGGACAAAGAATGGGAAGCAGAACCGTCCTTTGTTGACAGTCTCTTGAGCAACGAACTTGTTGACTTTCGCCATTATCTGTTCTGTGATACGAGTCTTGTTGTTTTCTGTGAACTCGTTGTAGAGTGCTCCCTCGGAAATACCATCAAAGTAAATGGTGAACGTACTCTTGTTATCATCGGAAAGACTGAACAAACGAGGATGGCCGACAAGACCGAACGACACTTCAACATCCGGGATACGGTCGCCCAGTTTGACGTATTTGCCAGACTTCCACAAGTAATAGTAGAAGCTGCCGGACGTAAAGACGAGCAATGTATTACCTACAGCATTGAAATGAGAAACACTATATAGTGAGCCGACCTCTATGCGTTCTGTTGTGTTCTTGTCTATTGAGGCTATTTTCCCACTCTTCTCAGAATATACGATGTAATGCGTGAACGAGGAAGTCTTGTGTATAAACTTGACGATCTCACCATCTTGAAGTTGCATAACTTCTGATGGCGCGAGGATAGGCTTCAAGGCACCGTCTTCTGGCAGCAGGTTGATGGACACGGCAAGAGAACCGTCGGAACATTCATAGTCGGACGGCACAGCGGAGAAGCCACTATATTTTATTTCTTGGTTCATAACGGCATTTTGTATATTATGGGCAGATAAATTTCGCCATCGCGTGTTTCTTTTTTGCCCACCATGAATGAGGCACGCTGTTCTTTTACTTTACAATTGTCGAGCATGAGCCGACAAAGAGTTACGGAGTTGGCGCAATAGTTGTGTGAGCCTTTCTTCGTAGGGTAACATTGGGCGATGTGGCGACCGATGTTGCCAGTGTGCCGGGAAGCCATTAGATAGCACTCGCCAAGGTGGAAGGCAATGTTGATGCTGTCGCCCGGTTGGAGCGATAGTAGACGCACGACCCTTGCCGTGATGGATATGCGACCATTACGGGAGAATGTTATGTCGGGGCGGCGTGTTCGTTCCAATAGTTTTATCATAATGCAAAGATATAGGGTTGTGAAATTGTTATGGTTTTAAGTTTAGAAGAGCGAGAGCTGCACATATCCCGGTTGCTCGTTAGAAAGGTCTATAAACATCTTACGGAAGACGTGGTATAGGCACGAAACCACAATGGAGTTGCCAGCGAGTTTGAATTGTTGCGTTTGGGATATACCTGCAGACTGTATCTTGTCAATATCAGAGTCAGACACGTCCATCAGACGGAAACACTCGCGAGGTGTGAGTTTTCGTATGCGGAAGTCCTTGATGAGAAAGTTGTTGTCGGTATAGGCAGATGAAGTTACGGCAGGGGCTAAAATCTTACACCCCCCGATATTATATCCATGAGGATTGCTGTAAATCATTGGCTCTACAAGGTATTGTGCAGTGGTGCCATTGCGTCCATGGTTTGAGGCAACGATGGTGTTGCTTACGTCCTTTAGATTGTGTGACACTACCTTGCCATTATGGTCGCGCGTATAGCCCAAGAACAGGGGTTCAAGAACTATGCTGTCCTTTTGCACCGTTGTAATGGTGTTGGCAATGTTGCCGCCAACCTCCAGTGTTTGGGAATTTACCTTGAAACCGCATCCCTCGGCAATATTGCGTTTGCAATGGTTGATGATACTCTCCACCTGTTGAGGCTTGAGGTAATAACTCTCGTCCACATGGTCTTCGAGAATGTCTTTCAGACGATGTTCCAATGGGATGGTCTTTGGGAAGAAGAAACGTTGATGCTCACCAAGAACAGACACCATAAAGACACGTTCGCGGTTTTGCGGTATGCCATATTCCTTTGCATTGAGAATTTGGAAGTAACTGGTGTAGCCTTGGTCGGACAGCCATTCGCGCCACTTGTAGAAGTCTTTGGCGAATTTCTTCTGTGTGAGGGCCTTGACATTCTCCATGAGCAAATATTTGGGATGCTTTGCTTCTATGGCATCAGCACAAGCCCATAGTAGGGACGACCGTGTGCCACTCCCTTGTGAAAAACCACGCTGACGACCAGCTGATGAAATGTCTTGGCAAGGGAAAGAGTATGTGAGTAGGTCGAAGCAGGGGACTTGTGACCAATCTATATGTATGATGTCGCCAAAGTTGGGAGTAGACTCGCCATGTATGGCACGATAGGCACTGATGGCGTTCTTGTCTATCTCGGAAATGCCGACCACCTCATATTGGAAGCAGGGGCGGTCGGCAGACAAACGCTGCAAAGCGATGGACTGCGAGCCGTAGCCTGCAAAGGCTTCAAAAACACGGATTGTATTGTTGCTCATGTAATGATGAATTGAACGTAGAAGTGAAACTCCAGGCACAACCTCGGTATTTGTGGGTAGTGCTTTGGATCCTCATTGTAGGGGAGGTATATGCACCGCTCCTTGGTGTTGCAGTGAATACCTCTCCTACGGAGTTTGTAGAGCATGTTAGCCCTGCGTTTGGGATGGCGCATGAATTACACGCTTATGCCTAATCCAAGTAAAGGCAACATCATTTCAAATTGTCTTCCCTCATCGCCCAGCTTGTAGAGCTCAGGAGAAATGATGGCGAACCCTTTCTTTTTCAAGTTCTCTATTTTGGCTGCAACCTCCTCCAGCATCTTGTCGTCAGCTCCACCAAGAGTTAGCAGAGATATAGCCTTATTGATACTTCCATGAGTTAAAGGGAAACACACCATAGCGACTTGTCCCTCATCACACACGTTATATGAACTCTCGAACACCTGCTTAGGCGACCAAGAGTCGTAGGTGCTGCCGTCCGGATTGGTGTACTGCACATGATAACCTTCACGCCATTTGTGTTTGTCCTCGTTCTTGCGAGCGTAACCGTTCTCTACTGCGGCCAATTCGTTCATAGGTTCGGCCTTAACCTGTTTTGTTCCGATGTAAGTTTTCATTGTTTTATTGTTTTATGTTTACCATGACTTTTCAAACACACTCCACATTTGATGAAAGTGTTTTTGTTGATCATCTTCTTGCCTTTCTTTTACGTTTAGGGTTACGGATTGGGTACAGCCCATCCTCATCGTCGTGCCACCAGTTGTAGCCGTGTCCGTGTTCGACGCGCCCCCCGGGATAGGAGCGTGAGTAGATGAGGACACGTCCCCACTTATCCATGACGTAGCAGGTGCTGTAGTTCTTGCCTCTTATTGACAGGCTCCAGTGTTCGCGAATGCGAAGGTAGAGGTACATGGCCTTGTTGATAAGGCGTTGAGGCATTACCTTGTAGTTGTCGATTTTTCGTGCAATTCTTCTTTTCATATTGTTTTGTTATTAATAGTTGCCTTGTATCGCTATTGGCTTTGTCGGTATCGGTGCATACCTTTTCTCATATTTGTATGCGATATTAAGAGCATGCTGCAAGCGTGGGTTCTTGCAAGTAAAGAACGAACAAAGAGTAAAACTTTTGCAATTATTCCAATAGTTCGGCTTGAATGAATAGAAAGCCTTGTATATTTTCCTTGCTTGTCGTGTCTTCATTCTATCTTCTTATGTCTCCATTCATCGTAGAGCAGTTGCCTTTGATGTTGTCGCAAGTTACGTCGCCACTCATGGTTGATACCGAACCCTCTATGGTTTTGCACCGTACATCGCCGCTCATGGTGCTAATGTTATGTGCATCGCCATTGATTATTACATCGCCGTTTCCAGTCTTGATGCTTTCGACGTTACCAGTGAGTTCAATCTTGATGATTGGGAAGTCTTCCTCATTGTACTGCTCGAATGGCTTGCCGTCGATAAGGATTTGACCGTCCACAAGTTCCATGTGTGAACTTTGAGGAACGTTAATTGTTCTGCCGTTGTAAGAAATACGGCCACTAACGGTGCCAATAATTGTACTGGCGGATTTGTTGTTAATGATTTTCATATTGTTTTGTTATTTTTTAAGCCCAAGGGCTTTGTTAATTTCATCTACGCGTTGTCTAACACGTTTCTCTCTTAGCTCAAGATGTACGTCGAGGTCGCACTCCATTATGAGGCGTGATATTTCGGGGCGTGTGTCTTCGCTCTCCAAAACACATTCTCGGAAGTCGGCTACTCCATGGTTGAAGAAAATCTCGTAGTAGTGGTCGCCTACATGAGGATAATGGTAGAAGCGTCCGTCGTCTTCCCATGTGATACGATGGTCGCGAAGGGCATTGCGATAGTCGGCAATATCCTTGTCTGTTGCGAGACGGAGGTGGTAATCGCTCTTTCCGTCGCCCGGAAGATTGCTTTTTAAATCGCTGCCTGATGTGCATGGGCGAAACTCTGAATCACTCAAATCGTCATAAGGCGAATAAGCTCCCCAATTGGCAAGGAACATGTTTTCCTTTGGGCTTATTCCATGCCAGAAGAAGATTTCTCGTCCTGCAATACCGTCTCTTGTTCGTACAACAAGGTCGTTATGCTTGAACCACGGACCACGGTAGATGAACAGCTTTCCGTCTTGTTCGCGGTCTTGTCCGCGTCCGTTCTTTTGGTTGGCGTAGTAACCGTTGGTATAATCCCTGCCGAGGTATTTGTAGGCGCTTTCTACAAATACTTGGTCGTGGTTGTTTCCACAGTCGAAAGCCTTGACTTGACAAAGACGGCCTTTACCGTTAACTACAAGGAAGGGTATGCCTTTAGCCTTGTATGTCTCATATCGTTTCTTAGAGAAACGCTCTATAATGATGATATCGTCGTTCATACTGCTTGTTATTTGAACTTGATTATGATTACGTCTTGATCTATGGGTGCTCCCATTCTATTGTCTCCTCTGTTTATGTCTATATCGGTTATCTGGAACTCCATGGTTGGAGCGTTCTTTTTATAGCCGAGACGAAATTGGACATGCGTGAAATCTTTTGGTGTCAGTCCAACGTCGCCAAAAACGAACTTTGCTATCATTGGACTTTGGACATCGAACAGCCGCTTTAACCAATACTCCTTGAATTCGCGGTATTCTTCTTGCTTGACACCAAGCAGGATGAGATCGTACCATATTTTTTTGAGGGTTAGCTTCAATACTTTTTTCTTCATATCTTTATTATTTGTAACTTTATGTCTATTTGGGAAGAGGGAGAGTGATTAAACGTTTGGTTACTGTACTATATACATTGTCGATGAATACTTTTGCGAGTTTTCGACTTGCTTTTATATAGTGTGCTTCTTTTGTCGATTTTGCCAATTGCAGGAAAATCTTTTCCACATCTTCATCACCTTCGTCGTCTTCGCGTTGACAACAGAAGCCCTTATGACTGAAGTCAAGAGCATCGTAGCATCCGTCCTTTTTGTAATATCCGAGGAAAAACGTTGGTTTTCCACGATGCTCAAACTTAAGAATAAACGTACACAGAAAATAGCCATCCCGTACAGGTGGTAGGAGGTTCAATATCCTTTTGGTAGGTGTGTACCAGCGTACAAAATTCGCAGATGTTTGAAGGACTTTTCTTATGTTGTCGAACTCTTTAGTCCATCTTCTGATTTCAAAATCGTAAATTTCCATAATTTATCTTCTACTTTTTCCCGGTAAAGGAATTACGTTGTATGTTTTGAAGCGATCCACAAGTCGTCCGAAGCCATCGTTGCGTTTGAACCGCTTTTCAAGTTCCTTGTTGTCAAGGTTTGTTGTCAGGTGGGCAAACTTGCCGAACTGTGTCCAAATCTCGTTGCGAGCATGAAGGAACTCGTCAGTGAGCAACCCGGTGTCCATGCCGAAGAACGTGCGGTCCTGTATGCCGATGTCGTTGAGGCACACGTTTTCGGGTTTGCACTGGAAGCCCTTGCTTTCTTCCTCAAAGTAAGTGAAACGGTCGAGGTTGTTGTGGATGGTGTAGTAGTTGACCATCTGTGTGACCGATACGTTGTGAAAGAAGCGAGGGTTCTTAGTGAGCCGTAAATACTCGCTGAATATCTGCATGAGGAGCGTTTTGCCAACACCTACACCGCCCTGTATAAGGAGGTTCTTGTGTAGCTTGTAGCCACGTTCGGGGAATACTTCTTCAGCCAGAGGGCAGTTGTTGAAGTAGAGCAAGAGGAAGCGTAGCACCTGCTTGTTGTCGTCGTCAACGATGAACTTGCGGCGTTGAGGAGCCAGCACAACAGAGTTGGCGATATAGACAAGGAAGCTGGAGTGTGCACTATATACGTTAGGGTCGGCAAGGTTGTACGCCTGTGCTCTCGCCTTTTCGCTCTCTCGCCGTAGGTTGAGTGCGCATTGGTGCAAGGTGAGCCACGGTGCATACTTCTCGCGTTCGTTCTTGCGAAGAACTGAAAGGACGGCAGCGTCCCAGTCTTTGTTGCCGGTAGGCTGACGGCCATACTTGGCAAGTTCAGCGATTAGGCATTGTGGATATTGAGCCATAGTCTCAGACATTAAAGGTTAGACATCTTGCCCACCGAAGCCGCCATTGAACTCGTATGACGGAGGTGGCAGCTCTTGTGCGTCTTCCGGCTCGGCATGTGAAGTGTACGCCTTGCGCATCCACGAACAGAAGTGACGTTTGGCATCATTGATATTGTCGTGAGGTTTACCCTCATACTCGCAACGGCAGTGGTTGAGGAAGGAGTCGAGGCGTTTGCCAAGCTCGTCCTCGCGTATGTGGAACTGCATACATACCGGTTCTTTCCAAGAACGATCGGCACGCATTTCTTCAATTTCCTGTTCCAGCGTGAGCGTGTAGCCGGGCGTGACGTTGGGCTTGTCAGAAATGGCAGACGAGACAGCTCTATCCTTAGCAGGGCGACCGCCAAGTTTGCCGAACTTCTTGCCCTTCTTGCCGCCCTCAGAGCGTGCGTTGTTGGCATCCATCACTGGCTTGATAAGGATGAAGACACCCTTGGCAATGTCGGATAGTCCTTTAGGCTCCTTTCCGTTAAGGGCATACTCCACGATAGCCGGGTATATCTCGGCCTGTACCTCGGAGGGCATACACTTGATAGCCTCAAGGAAACTGCGATAGAATATAAAACTGTCTCGTGCCATATAAATCAAACCTCTTTAATGCGGATGCCATGCACATGCAGCATGAGTTTCCGCTTGATGATATATTCCTTTGTTCTGACTCCCTTTGTGTCTTCCACGACGGTCTGCCCGGTAGCCTTGTCGGTATAAACGAAATCGGCTACATAAGAGCAAGGACGTTCGAGAAGAACATGTGTAGGACGATTTTTGAAATCTTTGCCACACTCGCCGTATTGTGCAGGTATCAACAGGTATGACACCTGCTCCCGAAGGTCGGAGATAAGTCCAGCACGCTGCATGATCTTCAATTCAGCAGCTCGGTAGTGCTCCTTTTTGGATGCGTGTGAGCCTACGCGCTTGTTGCCGTACTTATTCCGACCTTGGAAGGCAAAGGATGAAAACTTAGCCATTGCTGCTTGTGGTATTAACCTTGTAGCGGAACAGGTCCAATATCTTAGTTTCGTCAAGTGTGGCAATCTCATAGTCGCGGACAGTGGTTTTCATGTTTTCTACAACCACCGTGTGGGCATTGTTGATGACAATGAAGTAAACCGCCTGTTTCTTTTCCTTGGCTGTTTTCTCGTCAAAGGTTATGAACATAAGTTTAGCCTTGAACCATTTGTCGGCATCAAGGGCTGCATTCTCGAAAATCTCGGAGTAGTTTGTTCGCTTGATAGAGACAACCTCGAAGTCGCATGTAATGAATGGCTCCATTTCCTTTGTGATGCGTCCCTCAGCTTCGGCAAAGGTGCAAGCATCAACATGGTACATCTCTGTGTCTTTCTTATACTTTCCGTTGCCCATGTTACGCTCGATGCGAACAGTACATTCAAATAGCATCATAGTGTTGCCTCCTTTCCTTCGTTGAGAGCCTTAACCAGTTCCTTGCTTGCACGAAGCTTGGCAGAAGTGTGTGCGGGGATGGTCATGGGCTTGCCTGTTTGGAAGTTGCGTGCTGTGCGTCCCTTGATCTCAATGGGAGAGAACGTGCCGAAGCCACGGATAACAACCACATCGCCCTTTGCGAGTGTTTCCTTGATAACTCGGAGTGTGCCGTCGATAGCTTTCACTGTTGTTGAGAGGTGCAGTTTCTCTGATACTGAAACCTCACGCGCCAATTCATTTTTTGTCATGATGATTGAAAATTTAGATAGTTATTAAAAAACCTGGCTTTCGCCAGTTGTTTGAATTCTAAGATCGAGAATGTCTTTGTCGGAAGCGAGCCTCCAACGGCACTCTTTTGAGTTTTCCTTGCTCTCATTGATGAACGTCTCGCAGACTTCGACCTTGAGAGCATGGATGAAAGGGAATACCTTGATGATGGCGAAACGCCCTGTGAGTTCCTGTTTGATAACCTGTTTCATTGTGATTTCTTTTTAAGTTTATCGATAAGTTTTCTGATGCACCATGCGCGGCTGGAATAGCGCAAGCCTTGCTGTGCATCGTAGAGAGATGCTGCATCGCTGAGATACTTGATGATCTTCAGAAGGTCGGTTTTGCAGAGGTCAGCCATCGTCATGCGGATTTAGGAACAGACTTGCGAGTTCATCGAAATACATTTCATCCTGTGGAATGTCATCGTCAGTAGCCATTATCTGGTTGGCGATGGACTTCTTCTTGTGGATGATGGCGTAGAGTGTTCGGTCGATGGTGCCACGACCAAGGAAATAGTAGCACGTTACGTTGTCCTTTTGCCCGATACGGTGGGCGCGGTCTTCGCATTGGCAACAGTCGGCATAAGTCCATGGAAACTCCACGAAAGCCACGTTGGATGAGGCAGTGAGAGTTAGGCCTACGCCAGCAGCCTTTATGGAACAGATGATGAGTTGCGCCTTGCCCGACTGAAAAGCATCGACAGCCGCTTGCTTCATCATCATTGAGTCGCGCCCGGTGACAGATACAGCCTTGGGAAACGCCTTTTTTATCTCGTCCACTATCTCATGCAGAGAGCAGAAGAGAATGAGCGGTTTGCCGTTGGCGAGGAAGGTGCGCGTGAAGTCGATGGCTTGCTTTACCTTTCCTTTTGCAGAGAGGGATCGCAGCGTCATGAACTTGACAAGCGCCTCCATTCGCATCTTGCGCCGTATGTCGATGTCGTTGCACTCGGTGTATTGGCGCAGGTATTCTGCAAGGTCGGCTTCGGCAAGCATGTACACGTCGCGGTTGCTGATGTCAACGATGAGGTCGGTGCGTGTCTTGTCGGGCAGTTGGGTGAGCACCTTTGCCTTTTCGCGCCGGATCATGCAACGCGAGTAGAGTTCGGCAGAGAGCCGGTCAAGGTTGCGTGGAGCATCTTCTTCGTCTTTAGCTCGTCTCTCCTTACTTATTTCTCCACCGCCATACTCGGCAAGGAAATTGGCGCGTCCGCCAAACTCAGGCAAGCGTCCCATTATGGAGAGTTGCGCTATGAGGTCGGCAGGACGATTGACAACTGGCGTACCAGACAGCAATATGCGATACTCCTTGCCCTCAGCAATGCCACGCGCGAAGATGGTCTGCTGTGCTGATGGGTCTTTCACGCGGTGGCTCTCGTCAATGATGATAGAGCGAAACAGTTTGATGTCGGGCGTAAAAACCACGTCTTTCAAACGGAAACCGCCACGCGAGCCTCCCTTGATGTCCCATACAAAGAACTTGCGCAGAGACTCATAATTGACGATTGCTACTTGCTGCATACCCATACGGAGAAGATAGGGCCATGTAGTCATGACGGAGTTGTCGAGGACAAGAGCCTTCTTGCTTGTGAACTTCTCGAACTCGCGCTGCCAATTAATTTTAAGTGACGACGGGCATATTACGAGACAAGGGTAAGCATTGGCGCAGTCAACGACACCTATGCTTTGGAGAGTCTTGCCAAGTCCAGGCTCATCACCAATTAGGAAGCGATGCCAATGTAATCCTGCAAGTATTCCTTCCTTCTGATAGTCGTAGGGTTCGACCCGAAGGTTGTGTTTCAGAGTTTCAGTCATATGCATTGATTGTGTGTCTTGAAATTGTTATGTCGTAGCCATGTGCAAATGCTTGCTTGCGCAGGTCGATGCATGAGAGCGTGCAATGTAGAGCTTCCTTCGAACGAGCTGCCATGCCCGAAGAAGAGCGTACCCCCCCCAACCAAACCTCCACATGTATATCCGTAGGAGCCTGAGAACACAGCGAACGGACACATGCGTCTGAGGTGCTTGAGCAGCTTGATTTGTGCTGTCTGTGATAATTTCTTTTTCATAAGTAGATGTTGAAAATTAGTTTATATCCGAAGAATTGCGTATATTTGTGTCAACATTTAAAGAGATACCACTATCGCAATGATC